TGATAGCACTATCTGACTTAGTGCTATCACTGGACTACTTAAAGTCCGACTATAAAAGGGTAAAATACAATGAAATTGACAAAAGAGATAAAAAGTTATTTGATCTCAATGCTCCGCACTGAAACCTACATCGAAACGATAAAGCCTACGATCCACGCAATCTACAACGACACGTTGGACTACATGATCCCACCGGCGTATAGACAATGCAGACGAACAAACGAAACTATAACCGATTATACCCAACTATATAAAATCAACAAACGTGACAATCCGAAAGTAGCAAAATACCTAAAAAAGTATTACAGAGAAGTCGATAAAATACTAACAGAAAAAGGCTTTCCTGGCTCACAGCCTGGATATTGTCATCTGTTAGAATCAGAAAGCTTACTAAGAGCCTTAACAACCTTATTTGTTAATGCCTGTATAAAAGTACTACCGGACTTAGGAGATTATACCCATGAAAAATTCTACGAAACATTAACTTACCAGAAAAACTATGATTCTTTCGTAGAGATAAACAAAAAATATTTTATCCCACAGATACCTAGAAAGGAATTTCACGTAAGTACCCCAAAAGCATTTCAGGCTGCTATTAAAGCCGATAAAAAACGTCTGGGATCTGATTCGGTCCGAAGATCCTCTGAATACGAGCCACGTTCTAGGAACTTAATAGAGATAATCCATGAATATAAAACAAAAGGATATTTAAAAACTCATATACCTAACGTTGCTATAAAATATTATAATCTGTTAAGAGCAACTAAAACGTATGCAACTATAAAATATAATGGAGCACCAATAACTATAACACAATTAAAAGAGATGAACTAAAAGGTATCACAGAGTAGCCTACGGGCTACTCGATGATGCAATATAGCATCCATATAAGGGTAAACATTATGCAAACATTCAGACTTACAGCTAAAAAATACAGTGGCGGTTACTTCATTTACTACACCGGAACTTCCCGACTAGCAGCTACATACAAAAAGTACTATCCCGATCACTATGGAACTATAGAATTGAACGATGGAACTACTTTGTTTCCTGTCAATTCGCTGTCAGAAGCTAAAAAGCTACTAATGGAAAAAATTCAAACTACCGGCGGTTTGCCATAACTTATAAAAGGGGTAACAACCGTGAACACTACTATATACTTAAATAACTCTGTACATCGTTGGAAAACAGGAAACATGCTATTCGCACTTTACCAGAACGATAAACTCCTAAAAATCAAAAAGGCCGTATGTTATGAGGCGTTAGGCAACTTCGCATTGGTATGTTTCAAACTACAAAATAAAACATATACAGCTTTTGCAAGGGGTCATGATCTTCACAACGGATTACCGATAATAGATATAGAAAGAGCAGCCCAAAGAACTCGATAACTATATAAAGGGAAAAACATTATGAAAATGAACATAACAGAAGATACTTTCATAGACCTGGTAAGGACAATATATAACCGCAAAGATAACTTCTCTATCGAAGGTCTAAGGCACTTATACAACTACCTAAAAGAAACCTATCCCGACCAGAATATAGACGTTATAAAACTCTGCTGTACCTACGAGGAATACTCAGAACTAGCAGAATACTACGAAGTATACGACGATACACCTGACCCCATCATAACTTTACCTTCCGGTGGTTTTATCGTTATTAAGCACTAAAGATATAAAAATGACACAAGAAACAAAACAAAAACTAGAAACATGGTACGCACCTTTAACAACTAAACAGATAAAGGCTCAAATAAGAAAATACACAACCCCAGAAGACTATGCCGAAGCTGAATCCGCACTTGCTCAAAGATGCAACGTGCATATATCACCGGCGGTTATCCTGGAATACTTAGAAACCTTAGCTTAAATTATAAAAGGGAAAACAAAAATGCTACACCTAGTAGACCCAAAGCAGCTCTTACTAACTAAACTTAAATGGGTACTGATAGACACCAATATAGCTCTAAAAAATAAAGAAGGCAGCTTAGTGAATTTCTTAAATGGCCAACGCTACGCACTAAAATTTGTACTTTACGAGGTATACGGTTTAGGCCATGACGAATCCGAAGCTATAGCCACTAGACTACGCCATGATCTGACTAACGCGACATAGCCTTTCCATACCTCCCAGGCATTTTGAACGGTAGTTTGTGATGCCTGGGAGGTTTCAATCTTTCCTTATTCAATTATCTTGGAAAATATATGAAACACGAACTATGGAAATCTCACGGAATTATAGAACTTTCAGATCAGTTCTACCTCTTAAAAACAAAATACGGCTTTGACATGTACGAAAATGGCCTCACTCACGCTACCAGAATAAGCATAATCGGATTCACAGGATTGCAAGGAATCAGACGAGCCAAAAAGCACCTAAAAATGAGGCTCAAAAAATAGCCCTAACACTTTGGAGGGGAAACGCAGGATCGTAGCTTCCCCTCCAAAGGTCATTCTCTCAAAAGCCCCACAATGCACCACAATCAACGATTTCTACCCTACCCTACCCATACCATAGGCCAAGCCATTCAAACGTAACCCCATCGACCACGCGCCGTTACAGCAACCAACTAATCAGCTTGCCGGATGCCGACCCCGCGCCGTTACAGCATCAACCCAATCGACCATCCGAACATCAACCCAATCGACCATCCGAACATCAACCCAATCGACCATCCGAACATCAACCCAACCCCTCAACCTTCCATTTCAACAACACCTTCCCCAAAGCCTCACAATCAACGTACAGCCCGTCATCAACCGCAACCCCTACCGTTCCCTTCATCCGTTCCAATTCCGCAACCAGTGCCCGTATAAACTCCTCCCTATTCAGATCAACCAGACTTGTAAACTTGTCAAATTCACAAACCTTCTTAGACACCGGATATTTTCCGTTAGAAAAAAATATAAATTTGACCGGCGGAATCCCTCGCTGTTTCTTCCACCGGTGTCCTGCCTTTGGCCCTGCTTTCTCATCAAAAAACAGGCTATGTGTTTTAACAGTTAAAATCATTGTTCATTTTAGTTAGGTGTACAAGGTGTACGCAAGGTGTACGCATTTGTACACCCATTTTCCTGAAAATTATTTTTCTAAAAAAAGTACTATAACTACTTATATATATTAAAAAAAAAAAAAAAAAAAGTTAGCTAAGTTAAAATTGAGTATGTCTAAAAGTGTACGGGTGTACAAAAATAGAGGCCCCTTTTTTTAAGTATACATTTTTCTACTTCCAGATATACATATATATGTATCCCCCCGTACACCCGTACACCTTTACACCTTACACTGTCTAACATATGGATATAATTCACGATAACGGAAAAACATTAGGTGTACATACCCTGTACACCTTGTACACCTTTGCCCCCCGGCTGTCATCCGGCTGTCATCCGGCTGTCATCCGGCATCAAAATTTAGGCAAAAAATCGGTTGACTTACCTAGTATTACACGGTAGTACACACATATAAGTTGCGATATATTACTAAGTAAAGTAAACTAATCCATAAGTATTAATATAGGATGTATATGTACGATGACATAAAAAAACCGATCACAATTGGACTACCCTTGAGCACCATTGCAGCACTGAAAAAAGTGGCTCAAGAACAGGATAGATCTATGAGCTGGTGCATCACAAAAGCGGTGCAAGAATACCTATCAAAAATACAGGCTGAAATACAGGTTGTAAAAGGGAACTATACAGCCTAGCACCGGCCAAGTATCTGCCAGTAAATACCCTTCCCAATTTGATAGTTTGCCAGCTTCCAGATAGTAGGTGCATAAATGACATTGCAACCACCCGACCAAGCGGAAAGCCGCGATCTTTTCGCAGCTCTAGGGTTATCCCTGATAACCGTTTCAATCCAACCTGAGAGCGATCAAGCAGTAATTCCAAGGGGCCGGTGGTTCAGCACTAAGAACAGAGTAAGGGCATTGACTCTGGAAGATTACTATTCAAGCGCCTTTCAAGATGAATTAAAAGCAGTGCAGATTTACGGGTGCGCTGTTTACTTCATGATAAATCAAGGGGATGGCGTTCCAAAAGAACCTGAAACGGGCAACTTAAACTGTGGTAGAAATGAAAACGTAACATCTTTAAGAACTCTCTGTATTGATACAGATAGTGGCGATTGGGAAAAGTTAAAAGATAAATTATCAGAAATTGACTTAGTACCGCACTACGTTGTGGAGTCCTCTCCTGGAAAGTATCACCTATATTTTATTATTGAGCCTGAGAGCACCGGCGACGCTGACGCATTGCGAAAGTGGAAAACACTGCAAGGATACTTGAGCACCTTGGTAGACGGCTTGGACGGATCTGTAACAAAACAGTGCCAAGTGTTGCGTATTCCTGGGTTTTACAACTTAAAACCTGGAAGAGATCCGTGGAAGGTACGGATTACAAAAAAGCTGGAATTTCCCAAGTATAACCTACATTTCCTTTATACAAAACTGAACGGAAAGGCATACGAAGAGCTAATTGTTGAGGGCCGGATTGAAGTAAACGGAGAGGAGAGAACATACACCAAGTGGGTAGAGCCTGAAGGGTATTTAAAAGAAGGGGGACGGAGGAAAGGAATCACGTCGTACATAGAACATTTGATGGAGAATCAGATCAAGCTAGATGCTGATGAAGAAGTTTACTTTGCTGCGATGGATGCGTTTATTCGCAAGAAAATTAACCCATCGGAGCAAGGAGTATTTCTGGAAGAGGGCAGCCGGAGAGAAAACTTAAAGAGCTACATTAGGGACCAGATCAAGTGGAGAATCAAGAAGAATATTCAGTATGAGAAATTAATCGAGCACCATGAGAGTGTAAAAAATGAAACACTGCCTGATGCATTTTATCTTGGATTTCCTGGGGATTTGGGAGAGATAACTAGAGAAATACACAACTATGCACCGGCTATATCGCTTGAAATGTGCTTTGCAGGAGCGCTGATCGTATCAGGGATGTTGAAAGGCGACTGCTTTAGGTTGCAGGGAGCGTGGCCCTACGTAAACGGAATCGTGATAGCAGGGCCGGGGGCCGGTAAGAGCACGATTAGGACGTTAGTAGAGAAAATGCTCGATGTGGGAGGGTTTAGAGGGAGATATCCCAAGCTGCTTAAAAAACAAAACACAGTGCAATCCTTGCACACTGCCTTGTATGGGGCCGGTGGAGCAGGATGTATGCTTGTGGACGAAGCAGGGGAGTATTTGCAGACAATTACAGCTAAAAATGCCCCTGGATACGCAAAGGCACTAAGAAGCTACTTTAAGGATGCTACTACGGGTAGGTATGAGGGAGTATCGCTACATCCTGGGGAGAGCTTGAGCTACAGGGTACCGATGCTGACCGGTGGGTTGATGATCTGGTTGATGATACAGCCTGGAGTATTTGAGCAAACTATAAATTCCGACGATATGGCAGATGGATTCTTGCCAAGGTTTTTTATCTTTAACGGTAGGTCGGATGTGGGAATAGACGCTGATAGACATGAGGATAAACCCTACTGTGTGTCTCAGGATTTGCTGGTGCTGATGGAAGGGTATAAGAGCGTATACGGAAGCGTGGATTATAAGAAAATAGAGGCTGAAGTTGATAGGGAGTTGAGTGGAAAGAAGGTTAAGGAAGGAGAACGACTCAGTGAGATTAGAGATCGAGTGTATGAGGCTAGGTACCAGCAGAGGGTAATGTGCAGTGTGACGGTTGAGGTAGAATTTGGTGCTCAGAGCGAGATAAACGCATATATGAGCGCACAAGCTAAGGAGTTGAAGGGCATTGTCGAATTAGAAGGGGAGAGCGCAGCCAGTGCACCGGTGTACTTCAGGCTCAGGGAAATGCTGTACAGATTGATGTGCAATGCGTGTTTGTACAGAAATGGGAGGGCTGTAGTTACAAGAGAGATAGCAGAAAAGTGCATTGAGTTTCAGAAATTTCAAATGGGACGGTTCTTTGCCAAGGAGCTACAGGAACTAAGCAAAAGCAGGAGCCAGAAGGAAGAAGAGGTAGTGATTAAGGCGTTGAAGAAGGCATATAGGGAGAAAGGGGGGCCGGTTGGACTGGCTGAGATACTAAGAAAGATTGCAGCTAGGAACAGACCGTTTAATACACGAAAAACAGTGATGGATTTGGTAGCAGCAAAGGAAATTTGGGCAATTGAGAGAGCGCATAAGCATAGTAAGGGAACTGTAAAGGAGTATGTTCCGGTTGGGGATGAATAAGTTGTTTATATAAAGGGGTATTATGAAATTATTTCCGTTTCAAGTTGAAGGCGTTAAGGCACTGGTGGGGAAGAAGAGATTCCTAATAGCAAGTGATCCTGGGCTGGGCAAAACAGTGCAGTTGATCTGTGCTGTGAATGTGTTGGCTAATCAGAAGGGGTGTGTTGCTGATGATTGTGGGAGAAGCCGTGTCGCGCTGGAGGTGTTGGTGGTGTGTCCTAAGAGCATGAGAGTAACTTGGGAGCGAGAAATTGAGAAATGGGGCAGAGAGGGAGTTAATTGGACAGTGGTGAATCACGACAAGCTGATTACCAAGCAGGGGGAAGGGCTGGTTCGGGCGTGGGATGTGGTGATTGCCGACGAGTCCCATCAGTATTTGAAAAATGGGGATACAAAGAGAGCGAGAGTATTTAGGCAGATTGAGGGGAAGTCAGACGTTGTGTGGTTGAGCACTGCTACACCGGCGAGCAAAAGTGCAGAGGATTATTATTGCACATTGCAGATATTGCTGCCTGGGGTGTTTGGAGGGATGAAAAAATATCAATTCTTGAGCCGGTACTGCAATAAGGTGGTGGATAGGTGGGCGCATAGTGGGTACAAGTACGAAGGCTTCAAAAACAAGGAAGAATTAAAGGAAATATTCAAGAAATGCGCGATTAAACATAGGCAAAGTGAGGTGGCAGCGGATCTTCCAGAGCTTACATATAGCAGCTACTACGCAGATGTGAATTATAAGGATTTGATGCACTTGAGCGAGAGCCAAGCAGTCGAGATTAAGCAAGCTGTAATGGAGGATAAGGTATTTGGCTCGGATTACAACGCAGTACTAAGGCACAATGCGCTGCTAAAGGTTCCTGCTGTGGTGGAGCTACTTAGTGGGTATCCAGAGGATGTGAAGGTGGTTGTATTTGCGTGGCACAGGGAGGTGGTTAGCGAGATCGTTAAGGCGCTACAGGATACAGACAGAACAGTTGACTATATCACCGGTGAGGTGAGCGAAGAGAAGAGGCAGAAGGCAATTGATGCATTTCAGACGGGTGGATTGAATACATTAGTGATGAACATGCAAGCCGGAGGTGTGGGGATTACCTTAACCGCAGCTACCAAGGCGCTGTATGTTCAGTTTCCCTATAGCGCAATCCACTGGATTCAGTCGCAAAAGAGAGTGCATCGTATCGGAAGCAAGCAGCCCGTACAAATAATAAAAATAATTATTGAAAAAAGTATTGACGAAGATGTATATAAAATATTACAAGATAGGGTAGTAAATATAGAAAAGGTAGGAGTCTAATTATGTGCAACGGAGTAATTTTCAGATCGATGGAAGAGAAAGCAGAGGAATACGTTAGCTACGTGCTGAAGGATAAGGGGAGCACTGAATGGGCAGCAGTATATCAGGCTCTTAAAGGTGTGCTGAAAAATGCTTTTATAGCAGGGTGGGTTGCAGATAGGAAACAGCTAGAGGACTTAGGGATTAAGCTATATAGAGGAGACAATGGATAAGATTTTAATTTGGGTGTTGTTGGCTGTAGGAATTATCGCTTATGAGCAGCTAAGTAGAGAGGATTACGTTAAGAGTATAAGTCACTATGAGAATTAAACAGGAAATAATTGATGGGTTTTTATGCTTTCTAGCAGTTATGCTTATATTGGCAACAATAATTGATGTATTGCTTGAGGTACTATGAGCCGGTGTAAATATTGTGGAGCAGAGATCGAGTGGATTGAAACCAAGGCTGGAAAGAACATGCCAGTTGAACCGGAAAGTGTTGAATGGGGAGATCACGAGTGGGGGGATATTTTGGTTAGTGAGTTGGGAGATGTGGCTTATACAGATAAGGAGGTTGTAGACCCGCATCCCAACCTAACCTGGTACGTGTGTCATTTTAGTGCGTGTGTTAGGTCAGATGGTAAAGCGGAAAGAAGAGATGCAATTGAGAAGTTAAGAAAAATAAAGGGGTAAATATATGGGTAAACATGAAGAAGCATTTGCAGAATTAAGATTGTGGTGTGAGAGGCACAATTGTTCAATATCAAGCAAGGGGATGACATTTCTATTCGGCCCTGGGATTGGTGGGGTTTATACCAGCAACATATTTAATTCCAATACTCATTCCGTTGCAGGAGATAAGGACTTGAGCTTTGGGAAATGTGTGGATTGGAAGAGGGAGTATGAAAAGCTGCTCTCCGGTATTCGAGAGTTGCAAAGATTAATTGAAAATAGAACCGGCATTAAAAAGGGCGCAGCGCGGCAAGAGCTTGAGGATTTGGTGATTGTTTTGCATAGGGGGGAGAAGTGACGTGGTGCGGATTTTGTCAGCAGAGGTCTTGGGTGTGCTGGTGTTTACAGCCGCTACTGTGGTTTTGGATAACACGCGACTGCTCAAGCTGTGGCAGGGTGTTAGTTACAATTAGTAAGGGGGAGAAGTGAACGCAGATACTAGGTACTTCGCAGCTAAATTAGACAAAATCCAATATGCGTTGGACATGCTAAGACAGGTCGATGCTGGGCGTAACATTAAAAGGTTGATTTCTCATTTAGAGGACCTTGAGAGCGTAGCGGTGCAAGACTTGGTGGAGGCAGAACAGGATGAGGAATGAGCAAAAATAGTAAGTGGTGGACACCAGCAAGAAAGCGGCTGTATCGCAGAACGAGCAAGCAGGAAATGAAACAAGCGTGGCTGAAGGCTTCAAAGGAATTGAGAGACGATGGGTTCTTAAGCAAGTCTGACTTTGAGCTGATGGAGCTTTGGTTCAACGAAGGGTTTAAGTGTGCGAGGGGGGAGAAGTGAAAATCATACTAATCATAGCGGTAATCTTCATGTCGCTATCGTCAATAGTAACCTTTGTTTTTGTGCCGATAGGTATGCACTACTCCTGCAAAGAGAAAGGTCTTGTTGCGGTTCAGGGGTTTATGACTTGGCATTGTGTACGGGAGGAGAAGTGACAGAACTAAAACCCTGCCCCTGGTGCTATGATACGGATTTGGATTGCATAAAAGACGTAGAGTGGATGGCTTCACAGTATTACGTCTGGTGCAAGAATTGCGCTGTTTGTGGGCCAATAGCTGACAGCGAGGACGAGGCAAAGAGGCTGTGGAACGATAGGTTTGTAGAGGGCAATGACGCCCAGAAGGAGAAGAAAGATGGAGAATGAAACGATAGATCCGGCGTTTGCTGAGATAGTACAGACTAAGGAGTTTCGAGTTGAACTTGATGCGGTATTGCAAAAGATAAAGGACTCATCTCGCAAGTCACGCGAACGGTCGCTTGTCGTTACGAAATTGCAAGAGGCGATCATGTGGCTCGGCATGGATCTGAAGGACTTGGGCGCGGCTAATCCGTATCCGAACAGCTACAACCCACAAAATAATATAGTAGACCCTACAGCAGATGGGTTAAAGTTATAACTGGCAATTATGCCAACCAACGGAGAAGAAAGATGAAACCAGCAAAGAAGAAGGCAGTTAAATCCGCTGTCAAATCATCGGCCAAAAAGCCAATGAAGAAGGGATGTAAATAAATTGGGTAGGCAGAGGGAAACCTCTGCCATTAAAGGATTATTTATGACACCCCCACACTGTGACCTTTGCGGAGCCAACGAAATAACAGAGGCGTTGAGAGATGAGTACGCTACTAACGAGGTTAGATACCTATGCAGCCGGTGTACTCATGAAGTGAATAAGCACTTAGACAAGTTGCGATCTGTGTCGTTTTCTTGGTGGCATCGGATGGTCAAGCTATTTATTGCAGCGAGGAAGAAATGAGTGATCCAAAGCTAGAGTTCATAAATTACTCTACAGCTACGATTAACGAGCAAGGAGTTGTGGTGCCGAAGGATTGGGAGATTAAAAAAGCAAAAGATGCGCTGTCAGTAGCAGCAGGGTTCCGCCTAGAAGCTGAGAACGCAGAGTTTTGGCGAGTAAAGGCAATGCAACTTGAGGCCGAGCTACAGGGCAAGCATCGCAGGGAGCAGATAGACACCGAGATTACAGAGATACTAGATCGTGTGAGCCGAGAGGTTGTAGCAGCGTGGGAGCAGAAGGTTGAGAAGGCCGTTGCTCAGGCTAAGGAGCGATTGGAAGAGTTGTTAATTCGGAAGGTGAGGGAGGTGTTTGATATATGACGACTCTTAACCCCTGCCCCTGGTGCGGGGATACCGATTTGGATGTGGTGACAGAGAGATCTCTTGAGACACAGAATTTTAACCTTAGCGATGAGATAGTTAGATTAGTAACGTTACATTTTTGGGAGCTGTTAGCATGAGTAGTATCAGTCAAGGACCACTAGACGGGATAATAGAGTGGCTTAGAGATAAGCTAGATTATGTAAATGAAAAGCTAGATAAGGGCAAAGGAACTTGGCCTGAAGAGGGGTATGTCAAAGACGATGAATGGGCCGCGCTTCTGGCTAAGAAGGATCTACTGGATGATATTTTTTATGTGCTAAGAACGCAGGGCTTGTTAAGGGCGAGGGGCAAATGACAACAACTAAATACTTTGACGAAGCGATCACAGCAATCGTGGACGAACAAGAGCGATTGAGAGAGTTGCAGCAACCTAGGATAGTGCCGCTGGCCGACTTACAGCGAGACTTCCAGAGCCTCACGCTTGAGCAGTTTGCGGCTAAGTATGATTTGGGCGAGGTGCCAGTTAGGGTTTATTTGGAGGCGAAATGATTTACGGATTACAACACCCGAACGGTAGAGTGCAAACAAATTGCGTGGAGACTAGCGAGCCGTGGGTGTGGGCATTGATGTATAGCAGACAACGATACAAAGAGAAAATCGTTCACCCGTCAAAAGTACCGCCAGACTTTATAACCGCTGCTAAACAGGCAGGATTTAGGGTGGTTGAGTTAAGACCATTGGATTTGGAGGAGGCGAAATGAGCAAAGATTGGAACGAATACGAATATTGCAATTCTATTAGCCTATGGGAATGGATAGACGAAGTATCCAGAGATATAGAGCTTAAACTTGAAAGAGCAAAAGGAGTAGAAAGTGCGGAGTTTAAGCTAGTGCTATTAGGAAAACAGGAAATACTGGACGAATTAATTAAGTGGGTACATGACAATGAATGTACTTTGGGGGAGATTGCACAGCGTTGGGGGTTAAAGCCAGAATGAAAAAGCATTATTTATCTATTTGTGCGATAGTAAAGAACGAAGCAAGGTACTTGGAGGAATGGATTGCATTTCACCAGATACAAGGTGTTGATCACTTCTTTATTTATGATCATGAGTCTACTGATGATACGTTGGAGTTGCTAAAGAGGTACGAGACAGCCGGTATTGTTACGATAGGCAAAGCCACCGGACATGCCCCTCAGTTACCCACATATCAGAAATGCATTGATGTACATGGGTATAGTAGCAAGTGGATGGCGTTCTTGGATGCTGATGAGTTTCTATACGCTAACTATCCAAAATCGTTTCCTCTAAAAGAACTTCTTAGAAGCTATGAAGGCTACTCAGCGGTAGCAGTAAATTGGGTACTATACGGCAGCAACGGATTGCAAGAGTATGACCCAAGATTGGTAATCGAAAGATTTACTGATAGAGCAAAGGAAGCAGATAGTCATGTTAAAACAATCCTACAGCCAGCTATGGAGCTTGATGTAGGAAAGAACGCTCACTACTTTAAGCTAAGAACACCTGCTGTAAATGAGAACAAGGTAAAGCTACCTCCTGAGTATTATCACACTGACCCAAGCGTGAAGAAGTTACGGGTTAATCATTATCATACCAAGTCTGAAGCTGAGTATAAGCTAAGAAAGGCATCCGGTGTGGATGTGGACGGAGTTAATCGAAACTCACCAGATAGGTTTGCAGTTCACAACGTAGGGGGGTTGACTGACCTATCGGCAGCTATGCTTGCACCGTTGGTGCATGAAAAGATAGCAGCTAATAAAAGGAGCTTCTTAGAGGTTGTATGGAGTAATAGTAATCCGTGGCAAGTGAAGGATGAGTTTATTCCCTTCATGCAATTCATTCTGGATAACAAGATTAAAAGAGTGCTTGAGATAGGATGCCATAGGGCCGGTACTGCAACGGCTTTGTTGCAGTTGGGGTGTGATGTTACCAGCATTGATATTGTAAAGCAGCCGGAGGTGAGAGAGGCAGAAAGGAAGGGGCTTAAATTTTTCTTGAGGGATGAATTTAACCCTGACGGAAAATATGATCTTATATTTATTGATGGAGATCATTCTTATGATGGATGCAAGAAGGACTACCAGGAGTACAAAGGAATAGTGAAGAAGGGAGGCTTTATTGCTTTTCATGATGTAGTTAAGAGTGACCTACATATAAAACAGCAGTGCGGTGTGTGGCAGGTATTAGAAGAACTGGATATGCCGAAAATAGATTTCATAACTGATGGGTATTGGGGAGGTATTTCAATAATAAAGGTATGAGTGTTGTAACTTTAATAACTCCTACAGGAGCAAGACCTGAAGCCTTTGCATTATGCGAACGATGGATGCAGATGCAGACTTATAAGAGAAGTTTAGAGTGGTTAGTTGTGGATGACTACGACAAGGAACCTACTAAACTAAATTACGGACAAAAGAAGATTGCGGCTCCTAAGCAGTGGACTCCAGATATAAACACGCAGCGGTTTAATATGGATGCTTTGATGGAGCATATTAAAGGTGAGTATATATTTATCATTGAGGATGATGAGTATTATTCACCAGATTACATTGATGTAATGATGGGCATGTTGGGCAAGGTAGACATAGTGGGGTTATCCAATTCCAGATATTACCACGTTGGAATTTCTGGATACAAGAATATGCAGAATTTCAAACATGCATCTCTATGCCAAACTGCTATGCGTAGGTCAGTGTTGCCATTGCTATATAGAGCTGTACACAGTGGGCATTACTATTTTGATATAGAGTTGTGGAAGATGGCTGTAGAGTCTGAAGTTAAACTAGCGTTGCTCAGTAACAGCAGTATCTCAATTGGAATAAAAGGGATGCCTGGTAGGTATGGTCTTGGAGCCGGGCATGATCGAGTAGGGTATCAGGCAGATAAGGGACATAAGGTACTTAAAGATTGGGTAGGTAGAGATTATATTCATTATGAAAAATATTTGAAATAATTTAATTGACTTTTCTTTCTTGTGAGAGTACAAGCGAGGAGTCAATATAAGGAATCTTAGTGAGTGATATTACAAGACCTGTAACCTATAGACTGGTTCTTCAAGGAATAGGGCAAGAATCTTTATTTCTGGGGGAAATAGTCTTTAACTGCGATCCGTTATTGGTAGAGCAGCGGATGGTGGAGCAGGTAGGACAGGAGGCGGTTGATAGGTTGGCACAACTAGTGTTGGAGTCGTTAGTAGCACAACAGGTAAATTAATATGGACATAGAAAAAGAAATAGGAAAAGAGAAGTACATAGTGTTTAGGTGTACGGAAGAGGGCGCTGAATACGTTGTTAAAAAAACCATTACTGGTGCAAGTATTCATATCTATGCAGACCATTCAAAAGTATATTCTTTACAAATAGGTATGGGGAATTGGGTGTCAACGTGTGCTTGCTTTGATTCTTTGGAGGAAGCCGTGGAATCTATAGCAAAAAGAATAAAAGAAAACTTTAACTCAAAACAGCCATGACACAAGAAAAGCAACATCACCTATATGGCGGTTCCTCTAGCTACATCTGGTCTAACTGCTACGGGTGGGCTTCATTAGTAAAGGGCATACCAGAGGAACCCGCCGGAGTTCAGGCTGAGAGAGGCACTGCACTACACGCCGGTGTGTTGGAAGTTAAAGCTCAAGGGGAAATAGACCACTTAGTTAAAGGTACCGATAAAAACTTTGACTATTCCAACATACCAAACTGGCCTAGTGAGGGACCAGAGTTGGCAGATGAATTCTGGACACTGGTATGGGAGAAAGTGCTGGAGCAGTTTGTTACTGGCAAGACCATTTATATAGAAAAGAAGTTAATGCTGTTTCCTGACCTGGATGCAGGAGGAACGGCTGATTTTATAGTTCTCTACTATAATGACAAAGGCAAGTTAGTAGCTGTATTAGGAGATTGCAAGTTTGGAAAGGTAAGAGTAGAGCCTGACGAGGAGCAATTAAAATTCTATCTTGCTGCTTTAAATAAGATAGTAAGAGAGAAGGGTAAACAGATAGACGAGTTTAGATCGTTTGTTTATCAGCCCTCACACCATGAGCCATTTACCGAGCATAAGTTTACTAAGTCAGAGATTGAGAAAGCAGAAGCCAGATACGAGAAGGCTATCGTAGAGAGTAAGAAGGATAATCCTAAATTTAAGGTAGGTGAGCATTGTATGTACTGCAAGGCTCAAGGAAGGTGCGTTGCATACAAGAAACACTTAGAGAAGGAAATGGAAATGATGCTCGTTAGGAATAACGAAGCAGTACAGTTTGCTCCTATAGAAACTCTTTCAGATGAAACCATCGTTAAGATAGTTTCGTTTGGAGATAAGATTACTAAGTACATTAACAATGTGAAGAAGGAAGTAATGCTTCGCTTTATGCATGGTGGAAAGGTAGAGGGCTTAAAGGTAGTAGAGGGCCGGTCGAAGAGAGTTATTACTAAGCCTGAACATGCAGCAGCAGAACTAACTAAGCTAGGGGCTAATCCTTGGAAAGATCCAGAACTAAAGGGATTGAAAGCACTAGAAGTTGAACTGGTATCGAAAGGGATACCCAAGAAAGATGCCGTTAAAATTGTGGATTCGTTTACAGAAATTCCACCTGGCAAACCAAAGATCACTACAGCAGATGACCCTAACAAGGACTATCAGTTTACTACTGCTAGTTCGTTATTAGAGGAATATGATGATAGTGAATATTAGAATGTTGAACAATTAGAATAAGGAAAATTATGTCAGATAAGAAAACAGCAAATGGATTTTTCATCAACAAAGGTGAAGGATTTATCGGAATATTCGGTAAGGATTGTGTCACTCCGGTAGGTAGGATTGCATTTGTAAATTTGGAAACACCTACTGGTAAGCCTACTCCTAAATATGGGCTTTCTCTTTTGGTAGACAAGAAAGACGAGGCTTCTAAGGCAGAATTAAAAGCAATTCAGGAGATGGGCAAGCTCATGCTCGTTGACCTGTGGGGCGATAAGGCTGCTGACATGGCGAAGAAAATCAAACGTCCGGTGTTTGGAGATGGTGACGAGCCTTCCAATACAGGTAAGGTTTATGAAGGGTACCCTGGGAACTGGGTTATCAGTGCCAGAAATCAGTATTCGCATGAACATGCCAGAGGATTTAAGATCCTAAACAACATGCTTCCTGGTCAGTTTCAGAGTGGTATGCTCTGCCGGTTGGTGGTGTGTCCCTACCTAAATGCTGATGGGTTCAGCTATAGCTTGAGAGCTATTAAGCTGGTTAAGGATGACGGAGTTAGGTTTGGTGGAGCACCAGATCCAAGTTCGTTGTTGGCTAACCTGGATGATGCGGTTGCTGCTGTTAGCACTGGTAAGGATATTAATTTGGATGGGTTGCTGTAAGAACACGATGGTATGTCAAAACTAAAATTAGCTCTAAAAAGGAAGATAATATTTGACCCAGTATTAGGGTTTACTTTTTATCTTCAAGTAGGAGGCACAGAGATCGAGACATACCAGTGGATACAATCTAAGTTAGGGTGGAAAATACCAGACCAATTAGGGGCGAATACTGGAAGTTTTGGTGTTAATTCTAATAACAACTTTGTTGGAGTGTTGTGGCTTAGTAACAAGTGTGGAGGTAGTACAGTCGTACATGAAGTAGCACATGCTGCTATTCATGTATGCAGAGCACTTGATATGAACCCCTTAACTTGTGAAGAGTTTTTCACGTCTTATACTGGTTGGTTATTTAGGCAAGTAAATTTATTTATGCAGAGGAAATAATGGAAACAAGAATCACGGAACAAGATGTACAGGATGCGATTGCATCTGAGGAGTATATGACAATTGGTAAAAAGACTACCCTTTGTTTGATTACTTTGAAGAATGGGTTTGAAGTAGTAGGTACTTCAGCTTGTGTTGATGCAGCTAATTATTCCTTAGACATTGGAAAGAAGTATGCAAGAGACAAGGCTATCCACAATGTGTGGAGTGCATTAGGAGCGCAACTTCAAGCTAAGTTAGTTATGGAAAAGTGCTGCGGATCACAGTGCGATGCAGGGTGTGCGGAGTAAATATGAATCCACGGTTTAAGGGATTAGGCTTTAGAAGAGATTTACCGGATATAAGGGATCTTACCTTTGATTCCTCCGGCATTATCAGAAAGGTTAGGACACTACCTAAAACCGTGGATCTACGGGGGCATAGAGATATGCCACCCGTTTACGACCAAGGGAGTATAGGTTCCTGTGTGGCTCAGTCAGTAGGTGCTATATGTGACTTTGAGCATGGACAGGATAAACCCTATACTCCCTCTACTTTGTTCCTGTATTACGTTACTAGATCATTGGAAGGCACAGTAGATGTTGACTGTGGAGCTACGATCAGAAGCGGCATCAAAGCAGCTAACGAGTTTGGGGTAGCAAAGAATAGGTCGTGGCCGTACCTAGAGGAAAAGTTTAGGGACACTCCACCAAAACCTGTATTTGTGGAAGCTCAAGAGTACCAAGCGTTAGAGTACAAAAGGCTGAGACACAGCACCGATGCCTTTAAGCAGTGTCTTGCAGGAGAGAATCTTATCGCATTTGGTATTGCAGTATATGACGGACTGTACAGTATTACTCCCCAGAACCCGGTGCTTCCTATGCCTAACACTAAGCAGCAGTTGTTAGGAGGTCACGCTGTTGTAATGGTTGGGTATGATGATCTTAGACAGCATTTCATAGTTAGAAATTCGTGGGGCAAGGAGTGGGGAGAGAAGGGGTACTTCTACATTCCTTACAAATTTATGGCTGATGCTCAGTTGGCTATGGACTTTTGGTCAATCTCTTTGGTTGAAAAATGAAATCACAATTTACAGTAGAATTTGCAGGGAGTTCTTATCCTTCATTCTACCTTACTCAAAAATCGGATGCAGAGAGAGCTATAGCGGTAATGCTTGAGTCTAAGGAGATTCTAGCAGCCGATACTGAAACGGCTCCGTTGCCACAGTACCGGCATATAGCTGAAGCTGCTTTATCCCCTCACCTAGCAAAGCCAAGGCTTGTGCAGATGTTTACAGGGAAGGGAGCTGTTGTAATTGACCTGTATAAGACAGGAGAGATTGAATCGCTAGGTACATTGTTTAACACTAGGCCAAGCGTGTTTCATAACATGAACTTCGACTTGAAGATGCTCATGAAATGGCATGGGGTTTCCTATCCAGATATGCATTGTACGGCAATCATGGCTAGGTGCTGCTGGCAAGCTATGTACCCAGGGTTCAAATCGGCAACTCTGAAGGACGTAGCCAAGGCATTATTCAAAGAGGATGTTATTAAGCAAGCCGGTGCTTCTGATTGGTCAATGCCTGAACTTACTTATGAGCAGGTATACTACGCTGCAAAGGATGCGGTCATTCAGCGTGTGATCTATGACAAACTATCTCAGTGGTTAGAGAAGTTAAACCTAACCAAGTGCTACGAAGTGTATAGGAAGGCTCAGATTGTTCTATCTCAGATGGAACTAAATGGGATACTGGTTGATAAGGATGCACATAGAAAAAATATAGTTACTTGGCGACAAGCTATGGCCGATGCAAGGGATGAGGTAGAGAGAATCACGGGCCTGAGAAGCATTACTGATTCCAAGATTAGTGAGTGGTTAAAGAAGAACCTTGAGGCAGATTTGCTTGCTGTATGGCCCAAGACAGAGAGCAGCAAAGAGAATGATAGTTTAGAGAACCAGCAGTTAGCAGTTAATTCAGATGCATTGGTAAACTTCTCTCACCTTGAAATTGTAAAACCGTTCTCAGAGTTTCAGAAATATAAGAAACTATGTACTGCGTTTGGGACTAGCTTATTGGAGCAAGTAAATCCTGCGACTGGAAAGATTCATTCTGGGTATACTGTCTGTGGGGCAAGAACGGGCAGGGCTAGTTGCTCTAATCCAAACTTTCAGAACATGCCTCGTGACCCTAAAATGCGTGGGGTATTCACAGCTTCACCTGGGTACGAGATGATGGTGTCTGACTTCTCTCAGATAGAGGTGAGAATCTTTGCTGAGTACTCGCGTGAGGAAAAGATGTTAATCGCGTTTGAACGTGGGCTAGACATCTATAAACATACAGCAGCCTTGTTGTTAAACAAGAAGTACGAGGATGTTACTAAGAAAGAACGTACACATGTTAAGCCTCTAGTATTAGGACTAGCCTATGGGCTAGGTAGCAGCAAGTACGGGCATTACGCTAAGAAAAACTATGGTGTATCTCTTACATTGGAAGAGAGCCATGACCTAGTACAGCAGTACAGAGAGCTATATGACCACTTGTATGCTTGGCAGCTACAACAACCGGCAAAGTGTGAGGCAAGCAACTACACCTGCTTTGCTGCTTTGGGGAAATCAAACAAGCTCTCAGAGGATAAATATTGGGGGGCGTCTATGAATCACCCGATTCAAAGTGCCGCTGCCACCATTATGTACCTAGCTCTAATCTTCTGTGAGAAGGCACTAAGAGGGACATCCGTTAAGTTCTTAGGTACAGTACATGACGAAATGATTATTGAGTATAAGAAAGAAGAAAGAAATCATGTAAAGAAAATATTGACAGAGCAATCTATAAAAGCATATCATGTTATAATGCAGTCTGAGAGAACACTGGTAAACTTGGTTGACCCTCTATGGGGGGATAATTGGGCTGAAGCTAAGGATGAGGATAGAGTAAGAGAATGATAATTGCTGGTATAGATCCTGGTAGTAAAGGTGCAATTGTTTGCATTGATGATAAAGAAGTCATCACTGCATACTTGAGGTATTCTACTAGGGTAGAAAGGTATCAGTTCTTAGAAAAGCACCGGCCTTCTCTAGTATTCCTAGAGAAGCTATGGGGAGTGCCTCCTTCATCTGCTGCTACTAACTTCAACTTGGGATGTCATTATTGCTGTGATGAATTTGCGTTAGAGCTACTAGGTATTCCCTATGAGATTGTGGCAGCTAAGACATGGCAGTTAAGTGTACTAAATTTCAGAGGTTCTAAGAAGGACAGAGAGAGTAAGAAATCTTCTATATCGTTTGTTACTAGACGGTATCCAGATTTGAAACTCCCTCAAAAAACATTAAAAGAAATAGATGAATCTTCAGGTATCGCAGATGCATTGTGTATTGCGATATATGGGAGACGTATTTCAAATAACTAAGGAGAGTATATGCCAAGACCGAAAGGATCGAAGAACAAAGTAAAAGCTGATAAGCCTGTTAAGGTATTAACCCCAGAGAGTACTTCTAAGGGTAAGAGGGGCAGACCTAAAGGAGCAGTGAAAGCAGTAAAGGTACAAGCTGTTCCATTTCAGGAGCAGATTAAGGAAGTGCTATTTCATGTACTAGAGCTATTTAAGGCATCCTTACTTGATGCCTTCCGGCAGTACCTTGAATCCAGAATCAGAGCTTCTCAACCTGCTAGTGTTGAGGAGTTTACGGATAAGTTTAAGCATACTATGAGTTTGCATGGGCTTAGTAAGGAGACACTGTTAGGTGCTTTGAATCCTGTAGAACTTGAGTATTTGGAAGAGAATATTAAACGGTCACAGCAGTTAAGGGATAAGCTGCAAACTATGGAAACACAGCCAGTTGCACAGCCAGTTGCACAGCCGGTGCAAGAAGCAATATCTCCTGCTCCCCAAGCTGCTACTCAGCAAGTAGAATTAAAGCTGGTACAGAAGGAAGAATCAAAGCAGGAAGCAATTTCTGTGTTTGATGCTTTAGATATGGTTTAATTTATTAGGGAGGTTCCTATGATATACGGACATGAATTTTTAGGTGCAGCAAAGTATCCTAAGTTTGCTATCAGGAACCTCCCTAGTGGACGTTGTGGAAAGACATTTTCTAAAGAGTTTGGCCCGTCTCAGCCTGTTCTTAAAGGGTGGGCTGAGAAGGGAGTTCACCCAATCATAGCTACTCAAGGGCTATGGAGAGGTGGAGCGCACGACTATTCCGGGGGTGCTATCTTAGCAGAAGGCTTAAAAGAGCTAGAGAAGTTTATCTTAATAGCTGAAGCATACCCAAAACAGAAGTTTCAATTTTCTATCTTCTGTGAGCATAAGTTAAAGCTAAATCAGTTAGTGCGAGTATTTCAAGAGCAATGGGAGTTAGTTAAGAAGGTTCCCAATATTACATTAGTAAACAACCCTATGAATGGAGGGGATTTACTAAAGCCTGACCAGTTTGGGTTTCCCGTACTGAATGAAATTCATGGTACTTGGCAGCCAAAGATGCAAGGCATGGCTCCTTACATGTGGGCTTGTGATGGCCTACCGGCGCAAGATTGTGACATCCAGAAGTACAAGGACATTCATTCAGAAGCACAAATAATATGGCTATGGATGCAACAGTATAACTGTAAGAAGAAGGTTACAGATACAACTCCAATAGACCAGAGAGGGGTTAAGCCAATAGAGAAGCAAGTTATCTCATTAGAGTATTTGATACCTAATAAGGGGGCTACAAAGTTTAACGCGAAATCACTGTATAAAACACATGCAGACCAGCATTATGATGAGCCTAAAGGTAGGGAGCAGAAGCCTGTTATAATTACAGAAGCAGATGCTACTAAACTGGAGTTTAGAGCATCTAATGGGGAAGTAATTGCAGAAGCTCCTAGAGCTGGTAAGTATACAGATGGCAGACCTTTATACAGACCTACTATGTGGGGATTTGAAATACAGGACAGAGCTACTAAACTTACAGGTAATCCTCTAGTAAATATAGTTGCTGTTAGGAAGGATAAAAGAATCAATCTTGGAGTAGTGAACCCTGCGTTTAGGGAGAACGCTTACCGGCTGGCTGTTGCCCCTCCAAAGGTTAGAAGAGGCGAGACACTAGGAGCTATGATTAATATAAGTTTGGATTGGGTATGAGCGACGAACAAGCTGAGCAGTTAAATAAATTCTTGGAAGAAACTAAGGATCGCTTTGATAAGTACTTTAATGAACTAGGGTACTTATGTTTTATATTTAATCCTGCTAAGCACGACGGGCAGTCTGTGTACATTACCAATTCACCGGAGGACGTACTAAGCATAGTAAGACCTTATGCTAATGTAGAAAAAGTAGCAGAGACTAAGGCTAGACATAAAGAGCTTAAAAAAATACGGAGGATAAAATGAAATATGTAATTATGTGCTTATTAGCATTATCAATATCCTTATCGGACAAGGACGATATGGTTCTAGTTTGTGATAAAGATGGGTGTAAGGTAGTAATTATTTATTGATATGCAGCCTAGTAAGAGTTTGAGAACAGCAGCAAAGCTGTTGCTGAATGTTCTTATTAAAAAGTTTGGTGGTCATTCGGAGGTGGCACGAGCTATCGGAGCTGATCGACAGCTAATCTATATAGCGTGTGATAAAGGGTATGTTACGTTAAGCACTGTATACCTAGTATCTAAGGCTTTACAAATTGACCCATGGGCATTGTCTTATGTTAAGCTCTATCAAGTATTTGGAGAGGAGTCTAAGAACTTTGAGAAGGTAGTGAAAACCACCGGAGTTTTAGATAGTGATGAAATAGCTAGTATTTTGAAAGTGTACAAGCAATGACAGCACCAAATGACGACAATGTAGCTTGTGGGTATTGGTTCCTCAATACAGGAAAGGACGACTCAATGATTGATGCCTGTGCTTGGCATGACGAGGCGTATACAGAGGGAACTTGGAAGAATAAGAATCTTACTAGAAAGGAAACCGACCAGTGGTTTCTAAATCAAATGCTACAGATAGCCGGTGGAGATAAAGTTAAAATAGCAAAGGCGTATACATTTTACGCATTAACCAGAACATTTGGGTGGATGTTTTGGGAGGGCAAATAGTGGAATACACTTTCCTGTATGAAGAAGATGACCCTGCAATAGTAGCTGTCTCCCCAGAACGAAAGCTATTTCTAGCAATATTAAGCAGAGCTGTTTTGGATATTATAGGAGAAAACCGAAAGCATAGGCGTCAAGCTATAGCTTGGATTAAAGGATCTCCTGGGCAGATTACCTTTCAGCAGATATGCGAGTTATTTGACTTATCAGGAGATAGGCTTCTTAAATTGGAACAGTATATAAATCAAGAAGCCCAAGTGGACATCCGGTTTAGAATTGATCCAGGAAAACTACCTGACACTTCTATCTAGTACTTCTAATCTAGCTTCTGCCCGTATAGCTGCTACTTGTTTATTTATGTATGCTTGGTTCTCTTCAGAGAATGTTGAGAAATCAGGTTCATTTATTAGACTACTTAGAAACTCCTTTATCTGAGGACCGGATATTCTAAGCACTTCATAGGATTCATTTTCGTCTAGTAAATCTCTATACCCCTCTCCAAGTTTAGCTACTCTATCCTCTCCATAAGCTAATGTTTCTCGTTTACCCATCTTGATGGTAGGAGTCGGAGGCGTAAAGGTATAGCCAGTTCTAACCCTCCATTGATTTATAGGGTCATCATTTCTGGTAGTAACAAAGATATTGGTAGGAACACGTTGTTGCCATGGCAGTTCAATTGGTTCCCCAAATGCATTGAGCATCCTCTTAGCACCGGATATTTCTCTACCGTAAGGGATGTTGTTTAGTAACTTGGCCTTAAAATTATTGTAGGTCTGTGTAGGGGTTCCGTCTGTCCATTTGTATAAGTTTCTTAAAAATCCTACTGAGGGAACAAAGCCTTGAATATTGCCCGCAGCCCATGATGAGAGCCAGTTAGACGTTCTGGTTGCAGCTCTTTCGCTCATTGTTAAATCTTCATCAAGTGCTTTTCCTCCACTCAATGCATTGAAAAACTCTGATGAATTTTTCATGAATGATATGCTACCAAGTGCATTGCCTAATGCTGTTACCAACATGAAGGCAGTTCTCTCTATAGGTTGGTTTGCTTTGACTGACCTGTTTATTATATCAGCACCGGCAAGTGCATAAGTTAATGGCCCTAATAGATCCCTAGAAAGAGTCATGCCTCCTATTTTTAAGGTGAAAGGTTTGATACCTTGAGCCTTCCATTCGTCTTCTTTGCCTTCTGGGATAGCCCCATAAAACTTTATGAATGGGTTTTTATCATCGTCAAAGGCTGCTAGGATACTAGCCATTCCAACCATCACAACTGTACCTACCATCATTCTACCGGAGTACTCTAAAAACTCCTGATGGTATATGTCTGCTTCATCTGCTCTCTGTTGGATCTCTGCTTCTGTAAGTGCTGCTAACCCTTGAGCTACATTGTTTTCAGATTCTTTTGTTGCCTTTAGTACCGCAGCAGCTCTAGCTTCTTGACTCTTTCGTTTGGCTCTTACTATTCCACCAGGAGCAGTAATAGGCATGTAGGACATCATTTCATTGGTCAAGTTCCCTGCTACATTTAAAAATGAGTTTAGGATCTGAGGAACAAATTTAACTCTCTTGCCTCCTATTTCAAAGACAGCATTAGTTACTCCCTGCATGAGCTTTACAGTAGCCCCCATTATTCCTTCAGGGGGGTTCATGTATACAGCTCTTAAACCACCGGCCTTAGATGCTTCTCGCACTCTTTCAGGTCTGCTACTCTCCATCAGTTCATAGAACATGATGCGTTGCTGTCTAGGGGTCATTTCAATACCAACTGCCTTTAGAGCCTGTACTCTAGCGGCTACAGCAGCTCTATTTTGCTTAATGCGAGTGTCTGTTTCATACAGCATATTTTGCATTAAACTTAATTGCTGCTCTTTAGTTCCTTTCCCTGCTGCTAGTAAGGCTGCTACTCTTGCATGGCCTTCATTTGCAGTGCCAAAAGCTACGGTATCCGTAGCAGCTTGAACCCTTCTGGATAATTCAGCTATAGCTAATAAGGGTTGAACTGGATTTACAATAGTGAAGTTACCTACTTTAGACGTTAGCCACCTAAGTTCTGGAGCAGGAGCGTTCATGTCTCCTTCTGGATTGGTAGATAGTCTTCCTCTTCTAGCTCCCTGCATTACGTCTACTGCATCATTAAATGCAGCATTTAGTAAACCTGTAGTAACTCCTTTAACAAATTCAATTGACTTGGTTCGCTGTCCTGTTGCTAACCTACCAACATCAGTAGCTGCATAGGACGATGCAGTACCAACTACGGATAGAAAGCTACCCATATTCCGTAACCATGTTTCAGGACCGGATAGTTGGTTAGCTCTCCAATACTCTGTAATCTTACTAATAGATTCAGAAGTGGGGGGAAGTATCTTTATCAACTGCGCTAAAATAGCTTGGTCTAACACTGCTCTATCAGTAGGAGAAATAGCTTCCTCTCTAGCTCTATAAAGTTCAGCCAGTAGTTGCTGATCCTTAATAGAGAACTTAGACATGTTCTCTTCAAACTTGGCCTTAGCCATATCAAAGGCTGTTCTTGCTTTACGTTGTCTTGTCTTAGCGTTGACCAGTTTAGTTGTAGTTTCCTTTGGTATGGAAATCTTTATTCTGCCTTCCTTGGCAGCCGTTGATAGAGTAGTCTTCTTTGCTTCAATCGCGTCTACTTTCTTTTGTGCTTTATCGGATAACGCTAAAGGGGCTTTCTTAGCCTTTTTTAGCGACCTAATCATATTTTGTCTTTCGGCGGCTAATGACCGAAGGTGCTTAACCTTCTTACTATTCTTAGGGTCTAGTTTCCTCTCTTGCTCGAACTGATGACGTAGAGAGGTTAGCTTCTTACGCAATTCATTTTGTCTTTTAACTGCTTCTGATAGAGGTTTCTTAGGAGTAGCTTTTCTCTCTTCTATGGAATTTTCTACATTAGCTAATTTGGTTTCCGTTTCAGTTAACTTATTAGTGACTGCTTCTAGTTTATTTTGGAGTTCTACTACTTTCTTGGCTGTTTGCTCTTGTTGTTTTAATACTTTCTTATCTGTAGTGGGAGCAGATTCAGTAGGCTTAACTACTTTAATCTGAGCAGTAGCCCCTTTGTATTTCTTATCTCCAAAATATCCGAAAGCCTTGTTATCTTTAAGGCTCTTATTAATCTGACGAATTAAAGAAGGCAGGTCTTTTGCTTTAAAATTACCAGCGGATATGCCTCCATCTGGAGTATCTTTTAGTTCTAACTCTTCGTTTACACTTTCCCCTTTTATTGAGATTACAGATTTAGGTTTTTCTGTAGGAGCAGATTCAGTAGGCTTAGTTGCTTCTATGCTTGCTGTTAGCTTTTCTCGCTGAGTTTCAAGTTCTTTAATCCTATTCTCTAATTCTGCCTTCCTATCAAGCTGCGCCTTAGTAGGTTCCAGCATAACAGGTGTGGAGATATCAGCAGATACTTCAGCAAGTTCTCCTTCAACAATCTGAATCTCTTGCTGTACTGCAACACCGGTTTCAGTTAGTTGATTTTTAACGTCCTCTAATGCTTCAGCTTCTTGTCTTTTTAATTCTACTAACTCCTCTTCCATCTGTTGAAGAGGTTCATCAATATTCTTTCTCTGCTCTTTATCCTTTATCTCTTGAATCTCAGCATCCATAGCTGCTAATTCCTTAGCAACTGGATCTCCTATCTCAGCTTCAATAGCAGCCACTTCAGCATCGGCTGCTTCTGCTTCTATCTGTAGCTCTTTTAAACCTACCTTTGGTAATCCTAGTTCCTTGGCTGTATCCTCCTCTGCCTTTTGTCGGGCATCTCGTCTAAATACCCCAATTGCTTCTTGTACCTCTTCAGGTATTACAATACCGCCCATGGCTCGTTGAGCTTGGTTTGTACCTAACTGCATTGTAGACCCGGCTGCATTTGACAGTCCTGCCTGTATTCTTGCAGCATTTTGGATTAGTGGAACGTATGCGTCCTCTAGCTTAAAGTTACCATCGGCTGCTGCTTGCTCTTGTGCTCTCTTTAACTGAGCCGTCAGTACAGAAGCTACAGCATAATCCTGTGGGCCTCCTTTGCCTTCCAAGGTTTCAAGATATGCTAATGTACCTATGTACCCTTTGTCCTTTATGAAAGTTGCTGCTTCTATGCCCTGCTGTTTATTGACATTAGGAACATAGGTCATTAAAGGGTATTGAATAGCAGTACCTTCAGAATCCTCACCTTGCAAGGATAATCCAAACGCTTCCGCTTGTTCTGGAGTTAATGTATTTCTAAATCTCTTAGCCCATTGCTGCTCCTTCTTACCCTTCATGTCGCCTACAAAAGCAGCACCGGCTGACTTACCGGCTATAGGGGAAGAACCGATCCTAGCTTCCTTACCTGTAACAACGGATATTTTCTGATGGGCATCGACTGTCTCTATATCAACACCATCGACCTGAACATCGACTTGCCCTACTTCAAGCCCTGATACAGCCGGTACTTCTACTTCTTGCAGTCCTGTTGGCTTATCGCTGATAGGGTCAGGGTTAGTTAAGAAATCAGGTTTAAGAAACTTAGACTTAACAAATAGTTTTCCATCTCTGCTATAGATGTGGAAGGAGGTACCATCTGGCGCTGCTGCTGCTTTTAGCTGCTGTAGCCTGTTAGCCACATCCGGCTGTACTGAGAAGGTATGTTGATATGCTTCCTCAACAGTTCCGTTCCCTAAGTTGTCATCGTTATGTAGGCGATCTCCGTCAGTTACTATCTTAGTGCCATCTTCTCTAGTAGCTACTACATCAGGATTAGCTAGGGTTACTGGTCTGCTCTTTTTAACTAACACCTCACTAGGGGGAGTGGTCTGTAGGTTTTCTTGCTCTATTGCGTTGTTCAGTTCTTCTGCTTGCTGCTCTGCTTGCTTAACAACTAAATCAGGAAAGTGCTTGTCTATATCAAGCACCATTTCCTTTGCTTCCCCTGTAAACTCAAAGCCTAAGTTCTCATAGAAGGCTTCTAACCTTGGCTGTAACGCTTCTGTATCTGCTGTAGGAACTACAAAGATTTTATTCTTACCGTCTGCCTTAGCTCTGAAAATTAAATCCGTTACTAAGGCAGTACCCTCTCCTCTGCCCTGTCTTTCTGGATTTACTTGTAGGTTGGATATGTAAACACTATCTTCCCCAACTGTAGAGTAATCCAATCTGCCTGTGCCTTCCTTTGCTAAAAAGCCTGTATCTTGCAACTGTGGCTCAACTGTAGCTTGCTCTCCTTCTTCTGGGATAACTACATTCTGCACTTCTCCTTCCACGGGAGAAGTTGTAGGAGGAAGAGTACTTTCAGTTCCTCTCACACTTTGAGCTACTTCTCCTATCCCACTAGCTAAACCAGCGGTAACAAAGCCAGCTATAAAGCTAGTAGCTGTTCCCTTAGTAGGGTCAAACTCAGTATCTTGCCCTATGCTCTCAGCATAATTTGAAGCAACTTGCCCTGCGCTTTCAGTAGTTCCTTCTAACGTAGCTGCCCCTAGCACTCTAGGGAAAACTTTAGTTCCTAGCTTCTGGATTGTCTGGTCAACAGCTTCTCCTCCTAGCTGACCAGCAACCTTGCCAAATATCTTTCCACCTACCGTAGCTTGTACTGTTTGACTGGCAGCTTCTATACCGGCTGCTGCCAATGCTTCTCCTTGTGTAGCACCTACTTGTCTAGCTTCTTCGTATTGCTCTTTTGCTGCTCCTACACCTTGTAGTCCTAAGTACCCATAAGCCCCCACGGGGCCAGCAGCTAAAGCAGACCCTACAGCTCCGGCTGCTGATCCTAAGCCACTAGCAATAGCACTACCGTATGACTCATCGTATTCAGGGTTAGTACGTTCTATAAAATAATTTTCTAAATCTTTATCCCCCAAAGCATGAGCAAAAGGAGAAATAGCGCCTTGAAAGAATCTTAGAGTTCTATCTTCTATATAGTTGGCTTTTCCTAATACTTCCCTACGTTGCAATACTGCTGCTTTTTCTATATTGCCTGTAAGCCAATCTCTGTTCTGTATGTACTCCGGTTCCTCAGTAGCAGCTAGAGCTTCCTTATTTTTAAGTTCCCATTTATTGATCCTGTCTAGCTTTTGCTGCTCTTCAGTTTCCCCCTCTACTTCTATCTCATCAAAGTTTATGGGAGCAGCATCTATCGTAGCGTTATAATCAAAAGGCGTCTTTACATCGAATCGTTCTCTAACCTCTCTACTTCGTGAAGCTAGAATGTCTTCTGCTTTTTTTCTATCTTGAAACTCATATTCAGAGTATACATCCCTTAGCGCACCAAGAGCTTCATCAGGAGTCTCAGCCTGTTCATAAATATATTTGGATACAGAATCAAATTCTGCCAAGGTACTGTCTTGCTGCTCTTCTTCGTCAAATGGCCACATAGCTATGCGTAATCAATTATACCTTGTTCTTTCAATACTTGAGCGAGTCTCATATCATCAGGGGAACTGAGAAATTTAGGGAAGTAAGACATAACACGTTGGGGATATTTTAGTACCTCATCTAGTTTAGCTTCTGGATTTTTATAGTATTTAGAAATTATAGAAGGTAGCGCACTCTGTATCTGTTCCCAAGTAGGTTCGGCTCCTACTGTAGCTACTAAATCTTTTGCTACTCCAATACCGGCATTATAGCCAATTAACGCTACTAATGGAGAATCTTCAAAGGTTCTTTGCAAGCTGGCTAATTCTATTGCTCCTACAGCAAAAGACGTTCTAGGATCTAGTAAGTCTTTTCTATTTTTAATAGACGGAATGACTCCTTGAGCAGTAGCTACCGTAGTCTGTGCAAGACCTGTCACTCCTGTAGGGCTAACTGCATTTGGATTTCCTGCACTTTCTGTGGCAATAACGGCCTTCATTAGTGCAGAAGCATCCTGTGCTCCTATACTATCTAGTACGCTAGACACTTTGTTTACCACTGCCTCACTTGGAGGTTCCTTACTAATCTTCACCTCTACTTCAGCCGGTATGCTGGTAGGAGCTATTGCAGCCGTAGCTTGCTGCACCGGAGTTGCAGTAGGTGCAGCTTGAGTACCTCCAGCACTTACAGGCTTTCTACGTTTTAATGCTTCTGCTGCCTTGGCTCTGGCTAGTTCATTCTGCTGGTATCTTTTTTGGTACACCTCCGGCATAGGAGAAGGCATAGGTGTTGAAGCAGTAGGGGCAGTAGGAGCCGTAGTTTTAATTGCAGGAGTTACTATCACCTTCTGTTCAGCAGGTACTTCAGTAGGTATTGCTGTATGGGTTGGAGTAGTAAAGTTTGGCTGAGTTGAAGCCGGTTGGCTTTTGGCTATTCTCTCCTGTCGATTCCTCTCCTGCTGTGCCAGTACATCCGATTCAGCAGCTTTGTATTTATCAGCTACCTTCATTCCTTCAGTAAATGATCGCTGCTGCTCTGCTCTAGTAGCTTGTGCTACGTTGGCTTCTTCCTTGGCTTTCTCAGCAGCCATTAGTCTAGCTTTATCCACTTCATCAGATGCGGTCTTTAGGTCGGTGATACCCCCTTGTCCTGCACCTGCTTTAGTTTGGGTGTTATAGTTAGATTGATACTTAGCTAAAATATCCAACATGTCAGGGTCAAGGCCATAGTAAGGTTTATCCCCGTAGTAGAATACCTTCTCCCATTTTGGAGTATCCATAGTGAACTTATTTGGAACAGTTTCTCCAGTTTTAGGATCATATTTTAAATTTAATTTTTCTTGTACTACTCTTCCTTTAAGCAATAAATCTGGTCTGCCTACAGGTACACCTAACTGATTGCCAATAGTACTAGCCAGAATATCTATATTAGGATTTTTAAGGTAATCCTTCTCAATTTCCGCAGCTTCTATCTGTTGTTTTGCTTCAGCATCGGCCCACAATTGTTGTCGTCTGGCTGCTTGATCCCTTTCAAAGAACTGCTTCTTGTACGCTTCATTAGTCCAAGTAGGTACAGTAGCTTCCAACTGCTTTCCATACTGAGGCTTTGCTGCGATCAACTGTGCATATTTTCCGCTTAGAGTTGCTTCTGCTTTCTGGTCAGGGGAGCCATTCTTTAATATATCAACAACTTCCCCTTCTTGCTGCATTAACTCCATTTCCCTAGCTTTTTCTGCTTTAGCTAGTTCTGCCTTCTTTACATAATCTTCCTTAAAGGCTTCAGGGTTCTCAGTCATTGCCTGAGTTTTAAGTTCAGCTTCTTTTGCTTGAGCTTCTAATACTGCTTTCTTATAAGGAGCTTGTTCGTTTTCAAGTCTAGTTTGTTCAGCTTGTTGTGCTAGAACTTGATTCTTGTAGTTCTGTTCTGTTCCTGTGGCAATACCGTTTAGGAAAGCAGCAAATGGTGTAGGAACTTTTGCTCCGTCATTCCATCCTCTTGATGCTGCATCTACAAATAAATTAAGATCAATAGCCATTTGCCTGTCTTGTGCTCCAAGGGTCTTTATACTTAACAATAGACTTAACAAACATATCAGAGTTCGGTACGCCCCCATAAGTTCCTGGGTTCATCTTAAATTCATACTCTGTAGCATCTACTGCTTGCTGCTGCATTACTGATTCAATTTCATCTATAGAAGGCATTTTAACATCTGAGCCTACTGGCTTTTGCACCGGCATTACATCAAAGTTAGGGCCAGGAGACTGAGGAATATCCGCTGCTACATTTATACCGTGCCATCTACCGGCCATTAGAGTTTGAGCTGTATCAAATGCATTGTCATCAAATACGAGGTTAATTCCTCCCTGTATTGCTACGGCATCTGTTTCTGTAATCCTACCTTCAGCAAGCATTTGGTTGGATAATGCGTAAGCATCTTCCTTTGTTTGGATACCTTGCTTGGCATAGAACCCCCTTACGTTATTTCTAACGTAGTTAAAGGTTTCCTCTGTCATGTCTTGCCCAAAACCTACTTTTCCTAAAGCAGCATTACCTAACTGTCCGGCTACTTGATCTATTGATGTACCCTTACCTCCGGCCATCATACGTACTAGAGAGCTAGTCATTAGGTTGGAAGTAAAGTCTAGATCGTTGGTGTAATCTACGTCATACGCTTTTAACTTTTCAGGCTCCCCTCCTACTACTTTATCTGAGAACCTAAACTGATGCTTTCCTCCCCCGCCGTCTTTCCCCATGTCTCCCAAGGTGCCGTCTGAAAGAGTAACTGACCAAGTATTCCTATCTACCAATCCTGAATCTGCTAGAAATCCTCTAACCTTATCTCTTGCTACTTGAAATCTGTTCTTATTAGACCCGAAGAAATCTCCTGCTAGTCCTGCTGTTGCTCCCACCACAGCACCTACTCCTGCTCCAATAGCAGTTCCTATTCCTGGTACTACTGACCCAATACCAGCCCCTATTGCTGCTCCTGAAGCAGCGCCTCCCAATGCTCCTGTTCTAGTTCTGTCTCCTCCTGCTGCCATATCTCCCATAGCATCAGCAGTTTTATAAGCTCCGTATGTTCCTGCTACTATTGCAGCTCCAGGTATAAAGTATCCTGACATGCCAGTAGAAGCAGCAGCCGATCCACCTGCTTCTGCTGCCGCTGCTCCAGATGCAGCACTAGCTCCAGATGCAGCTCCTTGAGCTGCATTTAATCCCTGAAGAGAGGCAGCTAATCCTCCCGCTCCGGTGCCTCCTGAAGCTGCCGCTCCAGAACCTATTAATCCTGTTACTTTCCCTAAAGTAGCTAGTGCCCCTACTGTTTTTATTCCTCCCAGAATCACATCTCCAGGGCCAGTTGGCTGCGCCTGTGCTTGCTGCTGTGGTTGCCTACTAACTGTGTTACCCATTACAGATGCAGCCGTTAATGCACTAACTATATAGGGGTCAGTTAATAGTCCTGATTGCCCCAAGCCAGCAGCAAAAGATGTGCCTCTGTAAGAAGGAGTAGAAGTATTGGGAAACTGATTCTGGTAAGTCTTAAATGCGCCAAGGCTTGCTTGTCTAACCCCGTCTACATTGTTTATAGACCTAATCTCATTTGAGCCATTAATAGTAGCTGTTGAGAAGGATAACCCCTTTGGAACCGCGATTACTTGTCCTGGCTTTCCTCCTGACCCTACTACTTCATATTGATCAGGCAGCACTGCTGCATCTCCTACAATAGCTCCTATACCGGCTGATGGAATAGCTTTGAATCCTAAAGCTCCTAGATCAGCACTCGACTGTTTAACAGCAGCCCCTCCCATACTTGGATCTCCAAGTAGCTGCATACGCTTTCCAGTAGCAGCCATCTGGCTAGGAGTTCCTTTACCAAAGGTAACCCTCTGAATCACATCAAGTTGATCGTAATTTTTCTGTAGAGACATTACATCTACACCGGCTCCTGCCAGACTAATAGCCTCCCCAAAACTTAGTTCAGTACTACCATCTGGTCCCTTTATTACAGCTCTATCTTTAAGAGTAGTCCCATCATCAAACTTGTAAGACATCATCCCCATGGTAGCTAGGGATAAAGATTGCTGTGCAGGACTTAATTTTTCTATGTTATTAACAAAATTATAGGCAGCAAATGCGGTCTTGGACGCCCCTTCAACATCATCATGGTCTGCTAGTGCATCTAATTCTGGATGACCAAACTCTTTCATTATAAGATTTACTGCACCCTTCTTATCTCCTTTAGCAGCTAATCCTGTAACAGCTCCCATGAATGAAGGATCTCCAGCCACGCTGGTAACCTTTGCAAAGCGATCAGCTTCTCCTTCATTCTGAAACGCTCCCAACTGTTGCATTAGAGCACCGGTGGTAAAGAGCCTATTCTTTCCTAAGTCGGGATTTTGATCGTTTGTAATTTCATTGTACGCATACAAAGACTCTCCATTTATATCTACTCCAAATGGAATAAGTCCTTCTTGCTGTGATCTAAATATACCGGCTTGTCCTTTTACCAAGTTATCAGCGTCAAACAATTTTAACTGCATTTCAGGAGTATCAAACCTTTTTGCAAACTTCGGATCGCTATAAAGATTCTGAAATCCCTGGATTAAAGGATGATTAGGAGAGTTTTCCCAATCCTGTGCAATTGTGTTGATTCCTTGCTGTATTGTATTGACATCTTTTGTACCAAACGTACCTATGGTGTTTTGCAACTGCCCTGCGTTGGGGTCAGCAGGAGTAGATACTGAATTGAATAAGGACAAAAAGTCCATATTCTTTTTATCAGCAGAACCTAATGCACTTATCTGATAGAATTTATTCTGCATAACTATTAAAACATCCCTATTACACTACTGACTCCCTGAATTATACTAGGAGCCTGAGCTAGAATATTCCCTATAGACCCCCAAGTTCCTGAATCTTGCGCGTCCCCTCTATTGCTTTCGTAGGTACTTTGGGCTTCTCTCATTAGCTGTAACTGAAATGCTCTATCTTCTAGTGCCCATTCTCTTTGCATCTTTAATGATGTAAGTTGAGCACCGGCGCTTGCAGCAGCTCTTGCATTAGCAGCAGCATTGTTTGCCCTATTCTGTTCAGATTGAAATTTCTCGCTTTGTCTACGTTGTAGGTCATTAAACACAAAAGTTTTATTAGTTTTGTCTACATCTAGTTTAACTGCTCTGTTGGATGTAGCTACTTCTAATGCTCTCCCTGCATTTGCATTTGCAGCTTGAAATGCAAGGTTGTTATTAGCAATCGCTGTATTGGTTTTTAACTCAGCATTAAATCTGGCTTCTGCTGACCTTAACTCCTTAGAGGCCATCTGAGTTCTAATATCATTTTCTACATTAGTAGTATCTGCTTGTAGATTCAGTTGCGCCTGTCTAAAGTCTCTTTCAGATGATACTTGCAGATTGGTAATATTAGCTTCCTGCTGTAATCCCGTCTTAAACTGCTCCTGTTGAGTTAAGTTAGATAGTGCATCTCTAGCAGTAATCATTCCTTGATTAGCTTCTGAGGCTATTGCCATTGATGCTTGACCAGCAGAGAAAGAAGGCATCACTTGAATTTGTGAACCTCCGGTGGCCATCTGCTGTTGAGCTACTAACGTATCTCTACGTAATCCAATGTTGGAAGTTAGAAGTTGATCTCCATATTGAGATAATCCAATTCTCTGTTCCGCAGACATTAGTTGTCCTGCCTTGGCTGCGGCTGCTGATGCCTTTCCAAACCCTCCGGCTGCTGCTCTATCCGCTGCTCTGGATTGAATACCTAGCTCCAACTGCCTATCTAAAATGGAATCAGGTACTCTCCCCTCCGCATACGCACCGGCTCTTGCTCGCTGCGCTTCCATGTCTGCCCTAATATTAGGGTCAGCCATCTCAAGCATCCTTAGTTTCTCAGCTTGATTGGTTGTATTGTCTAACGCTACCTGCTGCCTCTGTAAGTTGGCTGCTGTAGGAGCGTAATTCAATAACCCTTGAAGCTCCGTATCAATGGCTTGTAGTGCTAGGTCAGAGCTAAGAGCTGCGTTCTTACGCATCTCTCCCCTGCTTATATCTCCAAACTGCGCTTGTACATCAGCAGGATCTAGTAGTGTATAATCAGCAGCGGTCATAAACCTATCTGCTAATTTGTCTGCTTGTAACCTATCGTATGTATAATTAGGATCTGTTAGGTCTATCTGTTCTGCTTCTACAGTACCGGCTGTTACGTTATATGCATTTGGGTCTAGGTCTTCTGGTGTAGTAAGTTGTGGGAAATTAGGAGATAATCCAGTATTTGAAGAAGCCGGTTTACTTCGGCTGGAGTTCTGCCGCTTATTCTTTTGCTGCTTTCTTTGTGTATTAACTTTTTTAACTGCCATAATTAGTGCGCTGTTGAAATATCTTTCTTACCTGCTTCAAACGTAGTCAAACTAGCTTTGATAAAGGTATTAGTAATCCACACAGCCCCTAATATAATAACCATACATAAAGTAGCCGCTACTGTGAAAAATATATTTGGTGGTATGCCTTTTTCCTTATACATTGCAGTATTTGTATCTTCTAGTTTGTTCTGGCGCTGCTCTACCTTATCAAAGGTTTTAGCCATCATTGTAAACGCATTACCTATATCAGAGTGCGCCTTTGCCATCGTTACATGCGTTTCAATTATAGTTTTCAACATACCGTCTATGCCTTTTATAGTACGAAGTGTCTCAGTAGACTTTTCATCTATACCTAGCAATAACGCTTCCGACATATTACCACCTTCTTTTCAAATAACTACTAGCTCTATTCCTAACAATACCTTTAATAGTCCCTCCAGAGGTATGGAAAAACTGCTCAATAGCTATCCCGTTATTGAGTTTTTTATGGGTGTTTTCTAAGTCAACCAACGTCGTTAAGAACTTGTGCTGCTGAGTAGCAAGTTCCATTTGCTTAGAGAGCTGAGACTGAATCTGCTGTGCAGCTACTTCAATGTTGTAGAAGTTATCAAAGGGTACTCTATCATTATCTGCGTAGGTTTCCTTTAACCTAGTCCGTGCAATGATTGAAATCTTTGCATACTCAGGACAGTTTGGAATATTAAGCTGAAACCTTCTGTATGACGGAGCTTCCTCCACCGGAGCATAATCAGATAGGTATCCTATTGTTCCTTTCCTATCTCTCCAAAAGCAGGACAAGTACCCATTGGTAGGGTCTTTCACCACTCCTGTTATCTTTGCAAAGTAGACATTGCTCCACTTAATTGTGGCTGTATTCTCTGGTATCTCTAGCAGCTCACCGGCTATAGCTGCACCCTTGTGATTGGTGAATACTTCTCTTCCTGATAGATCTTGTCCTGATACAATGAAGTTCTTTCCACACTCGGTCTGATTTGATTTTACTCCTACCTGAAACTCGTCTGGCCCATCATAGGCTGTATAGTAGGTATCTGTGTTCTCTATGATAAGGTCAGCACAATCCAGAAATCTATCACAGTTGTTTGGCTTGGAACGGAACTCAAACCATTTATTTACTGCATTTCCTACTCTCCCGTTGACTAGCAGCTTTAAGGGAGTTTCAAGTTCGTAGGGGGCTGTAAAAAAGCCCCTGCCGGTGTTGATGTCAAATAGCTTTTCTCCTCCAGGGGAGCCGGTGATTAGCAAGTATTGTAGTGTCTTTATGGTAAAATCATGCAGTTCTTTGGAATCGAACGCTTTACCACTAATGCCACAATAAGGCTGACACAGTTCTTTGGCTTTCCCAAATGTTAAGGCCATGATATACCGACAAAAAATTCATCTATTTTTTGCCAGCCCTGTACACCTGGCTACAGGGATTTAATTAACATAAAACTACTCAGTAGCTTCAGCAGGAGCTTCTACAGTCTCTTCAACTACACTCTCATCTACAACAGGAGCTTCTGCAACAGGAGCTTCTGCAACAGGAGCTTCTACAGCCCCCTCCGGTGCAGGAGCCTCTGGTACAACTACGTCAACTTCATCTGGAGTAATAGTCAAAGTTCCTGCTTCCATTGCGATCCTCTTAGCTGATTTAACAATGCCACTACCGGAGTACCCTCGTGGTCTTTTTAATTTAATGGTTGATGTTAAACGATTACGAGCTGCGATAGCACTGTGAAATCCGCCTTTGTTTCCACATGCTCCGCAGCCCATAAGTCCTCGTTATACTGGCAAGTTCGGCCCTGCACATGCCGATGCATCCTTACGGAATACATTTGGCATACTCCTACCGAATACAGGCGTAGAAGGAGTCTGGATTATTTCAGAGCTAGTAAAGTTCTGAATTAGTCCATTAGCATACCAATATGCATTGGCATAAAAGGGAAGAGGGAATCCTGCATTTGGCCCTGCTTCACCAGTAGGGGTTTGTGCTGGGTAAATGAGATTAGGATTAAAAATTTCCATAGTGCTCCTTTAGTTACAATTACTTACCAGTTGATGCTTTAGGTACACCGTATGCACCTCTAGCTCCATCATCTTTTACCGGAGCTTTGATCGTGAAGGCATTAGGTTTGGAAAAGGTCTTAGGTACCTCTCCTGTAAATCCGGCCTTATACTTTCCTACCAAAGCCATCTCATTTTGTACGTTTGATGCCATAAGCCCCCTGCTTGCTACACGAACTCTTAAATGCTCTATAACACTAAACCCCTGTATAGACAACATCGAAAATAAAGTACTCAGTAGGGTCATTAGGATTAGGCATCCATTGAGTCTGCAAAAAAGCTACCATACCTGCTGTAAATCCAGGAGTACTTGCACTAATAAGTTCGTATCCAGTAGGGAGAGAATTAGAGCTTCCATACATTCTAACTACTTGGTTAGGAGGAGGAAACACAGGTACCCAAGCACTCTGTACATACACACACACCCCTATAAAATTTCCAGAAGGAGAAATCTGAAACCATATAACGGATGTATCCGATGGTTGTGTTGTGCTTACAACTACGTTGGTAATCTCACCGGCGTTAAACTCTACAGTCCCATGCTCTTGAATAAATTTAATTAAATCTGTAATTGTGGTTATACAGAAATCATTAGGTACATCTATAAATTTAATAGCTCCTGTTACTACTGTCATTGTCCAAACCTCTCATAATCCCAATCAGTTGTGCATACTCTAAATGCTTCTACTTTATTACAAGGAGGCAATGTGTTTCCTTTATTTGCCTCCTCCTTCAGTAAATTAGCAGTAATAACAAACTCATCTAACTGCCAAGATTCTGCTTGAATTTCCATTCTTAACTGTACTCTTTTTACAACTCCATATAAGTTATTGTTTACTGGATTAGAACTATTAGCTAAATTGGGAGCATTAATAGTTAGCTCATTAATAGCAACTGGAGTTCTCTGGCATACTTCCCCATCAGGAAACCTAGTATATCCATTTAAAACTTGCATCTCATAGCTGCCCCAATCAATAAAATTAGGCGCATCAGATGGCTTGTACTTAATATCAAATTTAAAATCTCCTAAGATGTCAGAGAAGTTTGATTCTACTCTTAGAAGGTTCTTATCTTCAAAGATATTTTTAGTAAAATAATCCCTAGTGTATATGATGCTTCTAATATTTCTTCTTTGCCCTCCATCTGTTCTGTCTACAGATTGAGTAGGTACTACCTCATACAACTCGTTGATATTGCCATCTTTGGACATAACAAACATGCGATTGTTATTTACAATCATTGCCATGGGACGAACACCTGTCCATAATCCATCCCAAGCCGGGGGTACATCTGCCATTCCTCTAGATACGTTAGCCATATCTAGCACAGCAAATCCAGAATGGCATACATCTAGTATAGGAGTTCCATCCATTCTTAGAGCTTTTGTATAGGTAGGTCTTATAGTCCAGAATATCTTATTGTTGAAATACGCGAGTCTTGAAAATGCTACTAATGCAGGATCATAATATTGTACCCAATTCTCTACTGGCAATGACAGAGGAGTTCTAGCCCACTTCTTCTGCTCGTCTCTAGCTGCTGATAAGCCTCTAAGAGTTCCATCTTTAGCTACAAAAAATAAGTCTGAATTGACATTTACTTGTGCAAGTTGATCTACAATTCCAGCGTTGTAGGATAAGCACGTTCCAAACTGATTTAAGTTAATCCATTCTGATCTCGGTTGGGTAGTGTCATACGTAAATATCTGTTCTTGAGTAGCTACAATAGCAGACCCGATACCTGTAGAAGTATCTACTGACTGCAACGTAGTTAGTGCTGAAATAGGATCATCATATTCAGAAGGGGCTTTGTATACCTCACCGGCGTATGGCCCTCCAGCCATGATCTCATTAACTGTTATAGGAGCTAACGGCGCAGTTAAAGAACCAGCAGGATCTCCTGCTGTAAATTCATTTAATCCGTTGGAGAACACAGCACGATTCTGATTGTAAGTAACTAAGTTAAGAACTGGAAGTTCATTTAGGTCTACATCAGATCGTCTAGCTACTCCATTTTCTATAATTATAGGTCTATTCGGGAAGTCTGCTATTACTATGTATTTAGCGCATACTCCCCAATAAACACGCTTCTGTGTCGGGTTGACTTGAGTATCTGCATTTAAGGTTATCAATTTAACAGAAAAATCCTTCTGATTAAGAAGATATATCAACCCATTTACTACTATTAATTGATAATAGTTCTGCCCTATTCTATAGGGGATTAATGCTTGAAATAGCCCAGTCTTAAAATTTGTTTGAAAGTCTATTTGCTTATTAAACTCGTAAGAATACTTACCTGGTTTAATCTTTAGAGCTTTTCTAACAAATGCGTATCTAGGTCTTAATACTCCCTTAGATGTAGATACATTAATACCAGCGACAAACTTATTAGGTTCCAACCTAGCAGATGGTAATGAAACATCTTGACCTCCATCAAATGAAACCTGTCCGTCTGAGTCTATCATACCTATACCTTCTATAGAGCTATAGGATAACAAAATGTTATATAGCACCCTTTAGTCCCAGAATTAGTCCAAGTACTACTAGAAAGTTGATTAGGATAAACAGTTAGCGTTTGAGTAAACCCTAATAGCCCTTTTCCTATTTTATCCAGAGCTACTCCGTTATCTACTACCTCGTATACTTGAGACACTACTCTATTATACCCATTGTAGATACTCTGCTGTATTGGAACAACACAGGCTAAACTAGTAGCATTACTAATTCCACTTAACCGAATGAACCCCTTTATCTCATCTCCTTCTACCCAATACTTAGCTTCTTCTGTACTTAAAGATGAAAAACCGGAGGGATTGGAATCAAAGTTAAAATAATGAGGAAAGTCTTCAGGGTTCCCAATTCCTAAATAAATATCGGTGACTGCTCCGCTAACTAATGTAAAGTCAAGATTATCAATTAAAGAAACATAAGTAATACCTGCTGAATAGTAATAGTTATCCCCAACGTGAGCGTACTTAACAGTTCCATCATTTATGAACTTTAATTTCTGTCCAGTATAAAAGTATTTGGAATAATCTCCTGCTATTTCTATGTAAGGACTATCCCAATCTCCATCTACCCCAAAAGGTACCCACCCTAGCTTTAAGTATTCAGTAATAGCCTCTGTAGCTATGATGTGACATACACTAGTATTTATCGGAATAGTAAATGTACTCCCTGGATTCCCAATAGTACATTCAATATCCAAACTAACTGCATCTGGAATTGCTGTAATTTCCCACCTAAAATCAGAAGAATTGCTTATCTGTATTATCTGTCCTACAGAAAAAATAGAAGAATCATTCACGTCAATAGTATATGCAGATGTACTAGAAACTACATTTACTGCTGATGTTAAATAAGTACACTCTCTAACTTCAGTATCTAAAAATCCAAACTCTACTTCACTAGAAGAAGCATCTACTACAATTGGCACTTCTCCTTCATAATTAGCTTCTAAAATATTTTCCGATACCCCATCACATCCTAATAACCTAACAGTTGTTGTCACTACACCAGAAGTACATGCAGAGACAGCAGCTTGTGTTATAAGGTACTGATAATCTCCATTTACATCCTTAGCTGCTACTGTAGCTCCTGGAGCACCTCCTGCTCCTTGGTTAGTAACGATAATCTCAAGAGCTGAACTAACTGTATCTAATAAATAAGTATGTGTTCCTATTCTAACTATAGTACCTTCAATCAACCCATACGTACTGGTAACAGTAAGCGTTACCTGATCGCCTACTCCTGGTATCTGATAATCTTCTGCCAAGAAAGGGAACAAACTAAAGAAATCCTGTTCCTCACAGCAAGGCTTAGATGTAACTACCCATAAATTATTTGCAGACACTACGGTACCTGGAATAGCAGCACCGGCTATATCGTCATTAAGCAGCCCCAATGTAAGATTGCACGAATCCCAATGAGCAATTTTCAAATACCCGTAAGCTGGATTCCAAAGGTATGAACCAACTACTAAGTTGACTAACTCAGGAACAGTAACAGCTACGTCTGATTCAAGTGCAGGAATTACAAATTCCTCTTTTACCCTAACACCTGCTGCGTACTGCGTATCCCTGAAGATAGACGCATGGTCTTGGGTAAGGCTATTCTTATCATTGGTATAATAGGGCTTAGGAGGAGTTCCGCAAGTTCCACACTTTCTGCTCATAGCTTAATCATCCAATTCATAGTTAAGAACGCGGGATTATTTGAACCACTGGTCATTGCAGCGTTACCATCTACACCTCCTGTAACCAGTCCCACTCTACCTGCAATATTTCCACTAGCATGAGTATGTGTAGCTGACTGAATACTTATTCCAGTAGTAGCTGAGTTGATAGCGTTGTTAGCTGTCTGACTTGCGCCTTGATAAGCATTGGCAGACCCCGCTACGTTACATGCACTAGCATTAGCAAACGTATGGGTGTGCCCTGGGTCTGTTACTGAGTGAACATGCGAACCTGATGCAGTAATATTTAAGTCAGCTCCGGTTCCCATCCCGTGATAGTGAGCAGGAACAGAATGGGTATGGTCTAACGCTCCTCCTGTTCCTCCTAACGTACTGCCAGTACCGGCTGATGCTTTTCCTAATGGAAACCTGCCTTGCAAATCAGGTAGGGTAATAGTCTTATTAGCAGCAAAATCCGCTGCTGCTGAAGCTCCTCTACCAGAGGAAACAGGAGCTTCCGAATTTGCTAAATTGTTCCACAGGTAAGCAAATAGTGCGGAAGTATCCGCATTGGCTCTAACAGTAGCGCCAGAAGATGCACTACCTATTGTACCTCCTTTTAGGAATACCCATCCACTATCTGCTGAAGTAGCAAACGTACCTACAATAGAACCTGTAGGACATCCTCCGTTAGCTGAAGGGAGTTGCCCTGTAACTCCGTTAGCTAAATTAACCTGATCCCATTGAGGGTTATTATCAGTTCCGGTGTTAGCTAGGTACCTAGTAGCAGACGTACTTTTAGGAAGTTTGGCTACTATGTTAGTTTCAGATCCATACAGAATATCTCCTTGGTCTATAGAGTCTAACCCAGTTCCTCCATGCTCTACTCCTAGCACCCCGATAATATCACTAGCATAAACAATGTAACTGTCAGGGATAACCAAAAACTTACTACACCCAGGAATTAAAGTACCTACTGTAGTAGTGTCTCCAGCAACTCTAGTGACTTTTATGAATCCTCCATCTGGATCATAAGAAACTACTTCATACGCTCCGTAGTCTACATTCCAGATTCTAACTCCTAGCATAATGTCTGATAAAGCAGACACTCGTAGAGTTACTATTTCTCCATAATCAGGAACAGCCCATTCAGTAGCCACTCTCAATACAGGAGAATAAGAATGAAATATCTGAACCCCTTGAGTCTGGCTCTGCTGAAAGCATGGATCTTCGTAGTAAGGGGCAGGTATTGTGTTACATTCACAAGACCTACGATTACATGAATTACACGCCATACTCACCACTCACTTTAATTATTAAATCTGTACCATTAGTGAACGCTGTTCCTGACCCTGGCCCAATAATTAATAAATAATCCTTCTTATATGCTACTAAAGGAGAAGGTACATCAGCATCTATAAGTACCGCACTAAATACCGCTTCTGGCGTCAATTCAGCATTAGGCAAAGTAACCGAAATAAATTCAGGAGTATTAGCGATCTCACAAGTTATCTCTAAATTAAATTGAATTTTATTTGGCCCTAAATATCCATAAGTAAACTCGGTAACAGGGTCTACTACTGAATCAGCTATCTCTGCAAACGCTGCATCCAGTCCTGCAACTTCTGTAGGCTCATACGCTAACTCTACGATCCCTGGGTAAAAGATAGGATATTGATAGCACCCGTAAGTAGCATTAATAGCTGTAAAGTTAGCCCCAGGAGTAGCTGTCCCGTTATGCGCTATCTTAATTGTAGTCGTATTCTCAATCTCAGTTACCTGAAAATACGAGTCGCCAATCTGAATACCTTGCCCTACATACAGCCTAGCAGAATTGGATACCTTAATCTGAACCTGAGTATTGGCATCCAATACAATAAAATTTGAAGTAAGGAATGTTATCGGCTCTTTACAGAACTTAACTCCTGTAGAACTAGACCCACAACAAGAAGAAACTGATTGCTGTAACACTGTTTTACGTCCACAACAGCAGTCACAAGAACTACAATTACACGAATTACACCAACCTGAATTATAGCCCATCATACTTCCACCAATGTATAGGTAAACTTGTTATTGTTGTGAGTGCTCGCTAACTTGACATGGTACATGAAATCGTTGAAGTCGTCAGCATACTTTATCACTTGACAACCGGCTGAATCTGGCCCCACAAACTTAGCACCAAACGAAGCTCTGTGGATGTTTATTCCGAATAACCCTGTCTCTTTCTTGCTAGGATCGAGAGTAAATTGGTCGTCTAAATTTGAATCCCTATACACAGTAACAGGTGCCACTTGTACCAATGCATCGTACTTTCCTCTGTGCTTACCTATCGCATAGGTATCTATATACTGACCTGGTTTTAAGATTGCTGTGCCTTTAGGATTAGGAGGTTTTAATAGACTAGGCAGCCCTGGGTAAGTAGTTGCAGCGTACATCTTATGCTGCCACTTACCTTCTTCAATGTAATACAAATTTATAGAGTCGTCATAGTGATTGACTCTACTATTGCGACTCCTAACCCCCACTATATTAGGAGTGCAGTACCCTTCATCATATATTAAGTACCCTAGGCTACTTGCCAGACTTAGATACTCTTCTATTAACAGCAACATCTGGAGTTCCTTTTTGCTGGCTACCGTTCATTTCATTAACAATAGCTTGTTTAATATTGTTCAACTTAGCTTGGATAATCTCAAATTGAATTAACAAACTTCCATACTGCTGATGTAATTTATCTAAATTATTTTTATCACTCATATCTTATCCTGCTCCAATACCGGCGTGTTTCCTGCGTATTCAGGCAACTCTGCAATTTTTAAGTATACTGCCTCTTTTATATTTTTTTTACTAGATATAATACTAGCGCCTGATTCCCCCTGCATTTCTATAAACTGCTCATCAAGTACAGTAGGGTTAGCTTCTTTTGACTGCGCTCGTGATTTATACGCTTTGATTCTTACGTATACTTCTCCCGTATCCTCATTAATTGATAGGAAGGATACCTTGTGATACGCACTAGCTACGTCGATCCCTATTTTTGTTTTGATATCTCTTAAAAAGCCCATATTACGCCAATATCCCTATATTCCTTAACGCCTTTACCACTTGTCCTATCGTATACCCGTCGAAAGTTGCAGAGTCGTTAGCAATTAACGAGGTGTTAGCTACAAACGTAGCTGCCGCTACTGCTGTGGTCGGCTGAACTATTGGGGTTGCGTTCCATAATCCAATTTTCTGAGTTGTTGCTGTGCCGATCTTAGTCCCTGTCGTCGTGTTAAATACTAAGTTTTTCCCATCAGCGATCTCTACGGTATCGCCAAATCGATTGGGGCCAGCGTTGGTGTAGATCGCGTAGTTCGTTGTGCCGCCCGTAACGTCGGGCATATATAGCCCATAATTGATAGCACCAGCACCATTCCAGGTTCCAGTCGAGACTAAATATAGCCCGTATTTGTTCTTATTTGCGGTTGACGATGTGGATTGATTATCTAGATATGTGCCGTAATTGTGATCGGTCTTAGACCCCGTGTGTACCATGTACAAGCCACGTGTGCCGTGCCATGCCCAAATGTGGACAGGATATAATGGATCGACCAATCCCATCCCCACACGCCACGCACCGCTCGTGCCGTTAAAAGTAAGACCCCCTTGGCCGTTAGCAACTAGCGAAAGCCTATCCCCACCCGTTTCATCGTAGATCCCTGTGTTAGTATCGCTAGAAAAGTGCAGTCCAGGAGACCCTCCCGAACCGGCGGGTACTCCTATAGTTCCCGTTCCTGTAATATACCCAAGTACACTCCCTGCTGAACTCTCCCACGTTGCAATATTTGCTGACTGTGTGCTGTGGGCTTGTAGTCGTAACTGTATTTCATCTGAGGAACCATCAATAAACACCTGTCGAGTTCCTGTAACTGCTCCTGTACCAGCAACAGATAAAACAACTGATCCTGCTGACGTTTCCCAAGTCTGTAAATTTGAAGATTGGGTACTATGCCCCTGTACTCTTAGTTGTATCTGGTTAGATGCTCCATCAATAAATAACTGACCGGTCATTGTGTCACCGGCTATCTGAACGAATACATCACCTAATGACAATTGCTGCCCTACAAGTGAAAGAGCTGATGCTGTATTAGTGCCGATTGTGACTAGATCTTGGTGAGCAGTCGGATTGGCAACATGAGCCGATATATCTACACCGTCCACTGTTTCACCAGCGGTCATTACGATGTTACCGCCATTCATTGTCAAATTGCCGGTCATTGTGTCACCGGCTATCTGAACGAATACATCTGCCAAAGATAGTTCTTGATTATTTAATGAAAGAGCTGAAGCAGTATTTGTTCCTATTGTGACTAGATCTTGGTGTGCTGTTGGATCAGCAACGTGAGCCGATATATCCACACCGTCCACTGTCTCACCGGCGGTCATTACGATGTTACCGCCATCCATAGTAAGATCGCCGGTCATAGTGTCTCCGACTTTCTTTACATAGGTATCTCCTAAGTTATCTATAGCTTGCTGTATATCTTCAGCAAGAGTAACGATACTCTCCAAGAGTTGACACAGCAGCCTGACTACCGCTGCTCTATATTCTTGTTCAGAGCACACAACAGAAGAAACGTCGGCGCACTGCTGGCACCCAATAGTAAAAACTCCAGACTGCACAACCGGTAGGCCCCCAAGCAATGCTTGAGCTTCAGCGTTTACTATTTCTAATAGTTCACAAAGAAGTTTAATTACTGCTGATCTATAAGAATGATCAGAGCACACCACAGACGGTATATTGTTGCACTTACTGCGTCCATTCACTAATAACTTCCCTGTATGTATAGCACTCCAGAAGTTGCACTATCCCCTGATGCTCTACGTATCTTAAAATCGGAAGGGTCATTTAAAATCACATTGCCTAATGACATCAGGCCGGTGTCACTTGCGGCAGGAACGCTAAGAAACGTATTATTTCCTCCATCTAAAGAAAGCTCTATTAAAGCATCGGAAGTGTTATATACCCTTAACTTTCTTAACTTATTTTGACCAGACATAAATAGAGGATCAGCATACGCAGCATAAGTTGATTGAAGTACTGCATGTCCAATTGCTATTTCAGGTAATACTGTTACAGGTGCTCCTACAGCAGTATTTATTTGGCAAAGGGCCTGTGCTACCAACATCCTCCATGTTTCTTGCATGGAATTGTTGCCAACATACCCATTCATTACACATGGGTCATTACACAAGTTGCACTGGTCAATTGCCATAAATCACTAATTCAAAATAGCCCAACCTACGTTTCTAGCATCTGACCCGTTAGAAGAACGAATTACAAAGCTAGTACCTGCTGTAATTGTAATATCCAAAGTACCGGCGTTAGTGTTTCCTCTAGGAGAGAGGGCAATAACACTGGTAGCTGATACTTCACTTGTCGTCACCGTTACAGTACCAGATGCCAATGTAGCTACTCCTCTAGTAGCAGCACCGCTGGTAGTTAGCAGCTTAGGCACTCCAAAGATTGCAAGAAACTTATTGAACAATCTTTTAAACGCACCGTTGCCTTCTAAATCGTCAAAGGGAGCTTCACCGTCAAATTGTAATACTGGATCTGTCATGGCCTTACCTCAAACATAAATTAAAAATAGCAGGGGGATTTTACTCCCCCTGCTGATTCTTTACATTAAGTCTCGCACTGAGACTCAGTTGGCCCTGAACACCCAGGACAGGTGCTCTCTGTAGCTGTCGGTACGCAGATTTCAACTATTCCGTTGACATCATCAACGAACGCTGAACCTCCGATATCGACTCTCCAGATGTTCTTAGAGATATCCAACCCTGCTGCTACAATCGTAGCATCTTGAGTTGTGCCATCTCCGTACTTCAGCACTACAGCATCCCCGTTACCGTATGCACGAATCGGAGCGCGGAGTACTAGGTCGAGCTGAGTTGCATCTCCAGATACGGTCGAGTACTTCTCTACTGCTGTGCTACAAGCCATATCGTACAGATTCCACAACCTGAAGTAACGTGGGCAACTAGCAACATCGCCAGTTATCGTTACCTTCACGCTCTTGCCATCATCACTCACATCCACTACCTCTGCACTTACGAAACCTCCGCTTGTGCTTTCAAGTAGTAGGACATCTGATGCTGCAACATCCAGCGGAACAGTGAATACTACGAAGTAGTCTCCAGCCGTTACAGGATCAGCGAAGAACGCAGAGATTGTCGGCTCTGGACATGCCGGAGCTGCTAATTCATTGTCACACACTGTCTCCTCCGGTGGGCATACTAAGCTAGTATTGTAGAACCGAACCATCGTGCTCAGAGGCTTTCTAGGCCACATGATTGCAAATGAAGTGCTACGAGACATCAGCGCAATCTGCGCCCGTGTCCAGTAGAATCCTACCAACCTACCTGGGTCATCCCGTGTCTCAGGGTTTGACCACTGGAAGTTATCCCAAAACCCGTTACCAGGTTGAGGTCCGAAGCTCGAACCCTCACCCAAAGTCATAGGATCTTGACGAGTATACAATCCGAATGGATTCATACCGTGGATAATCATCTCCTCATGCGTAGCATAAGAAGGGTCCATGTACTGTGGATTGATGCTAGTAAACGTACCTACGGTACCCTTTACTCCCTTAACCCATGGCAGTACTCGCACCCACCCCTTGCTATCACTCCAGTAGAACCTACGAGGAGTTAGGTAGCTGATAGGGAGGAACATATCACGCAAAGTATAATTCAGGTTATAACGCTGAATTAAATCATTGCCGTAACCTGAATCACCGGCTGCTGCATAGCGCAGATCAGTACGGATCTTCGGGTCATCCCGATATATGGAGGTTAGCAACTCAGGAGAAGCTACTGCTGCATACAACGGCATATTATTTGAATACCCATATGGGGTAATGTTCGGCATCATCCGAATCTGCTGATAGAAGAACTCCATCGCCTCGATAGTCGGGGCAGATAGAACAGTGCTTCCCTTTGGCAGATAGCTGAAAGGATCACCGGAGTTAGGTTTAAACCCTGCTGAATCCACCATGTACTTCAGAGTAATCTGAGACATGTAGTTCTGGCCTACGTTGACTTCCTTATGGAAGGCAATCTGATTGTAGAAGCCTTGAACCATTGCAGAGAAAACCTGTTGGAAATCCCGTGTGGACGAAATCGCAGTAACACAGAAATCCGGTGTGCGGAAATCTTTACGCATTACCCGAAATGTCTTAGAGGTAAACGCATTACCCTCTAAGTTGTGGAAATTATATCCACAATTAGGAGTACAAAGAGCGCCACACCCAGAAGGATCGTCAAGCAATTCCCAAGTACCAAAGCCTTCCTCTGCTTGCGGAAGCTCGCCATTGTACTCAAGCTCCTGCAAAGAAAGCCCTGCATCTGCTGGCCAAGGCTCAGGTTTTAGAAGATCACGATACCAGTTAGGAGCCTGAAGCTCCATATTTTTGATTGTCTGAGCAATTATCGGGGCGTTTGCAATAAACGCCTGACGTGATTGCTCCGAAGAAATACATTGTGTCATGTTACACCGCCTGAATAAAAAATTAAATAAACGCCAAAATGCGCTATACTTTATTTTCTACAGACGGCAATTAACGTAAGCCAACGAGATAGCCTGTACGCTCCATTTGACAGGTTAGAGCTTTCCTGATTCTTCTATTAAGAACTGAAAAGCCCCCTATTGTCAACTATAATTTTAACGGCGATTGAAAACCGCAAGCGCAGCTTGTCCTGCTTCTTTAGGAGACATCGGCCCTTTAGTATTAGTATTAACTACCGGCCTTGCATTTCCAGCAGTATTTACTCCTGGCCGTAGATAAGTAGCAATCATCCCGTTATTACCCTCCAACTCAGCTATCCTTCTCTGAGCTGCTTCTAGTTGTTTTGCTACCCCTACGCTTCCGATAGCTAATTGAATTGACCTAGCTAATCCAGTAGCTAAATCCTCTGGAAGATTCTTTAATCCATTCTCATGTAATTTCTTAACCAACGCACCATACTGGATACCGGCCCTATGCTGATTGCTTTCCGCAACTTTGCTTCTTTCCGCATTTGTAGGATCTATAATTAACTCAGGAAATAGCCCCTCTGCTGCTGTTTTTTCTAGCGCCTTAGTCCAAGCAACCTTACTTACACTTTCAAATTGAGATGCAACTTGAGCAGCCTCTTGCTGCTTTCTTTCTCGATACTCAGCCTGAATCCGCTGCATTACTTCTGTTGGCTGCTTCTCCATCTCAAGAGCCAAACTGCCAAGCTCATGCAAATCCTGTACCAATCCTTCTACCTTGGAAGCACCAAGAGCATCTGGAAAATACTTAGTAATTAATTGATTACGTTCCTTCTCGTTCTCAGTAGCTACTATTCTCTGTATCAACTGTTCTTGTATTGCAGGAGACACTCCATAGTCTTCAGCTAACTTAGCTAACGCTTGCTTCTTCTCAGCAGCCGGTTCAACAACCATTGTCTGATACTCATCAGACAATTTACCACTTACAATAGTTTCATATTTCTCTAGTTCTTGGATTCTTAAATCTTTGGCTGTAATTATCTCAGGGACAACTTCCCCTTTCTCATATTTTTCTAGCTTACTCTTTACTTGCTCAAATTCTTGAGTCAAAGATCGCAAACTCTTTCTTTCGTTCTTTAGAGCCTCTCTAGCCCTCTTCCAATTTTCTGCCTTTGGATCGTCAGGCACATCGGACATATCCGGTTCATCATCCACCGGAGGTGGAGCTACCTTTGGTTCTTCAGTAAATAGATTGACATCAGGTTGTGTATTTGGAGCAGGAGCACTGGCAGGAGCACTAGCAGGACTAGTAGGAGGAACAACAGGAGCACTAGCAGGAGCAGGATTCCCAACTACTTGAACAGTGGGCGCTCCATTGCCATTTAGGTTAATCTGTTCAGGAGTCACCATCTGGGAGAACATGGTCTGCATAATGCTGCCCATATTGCCAGGCAACGCAGCCCCTCCACTTAAATCCCCTGGATTACTGCTTGCAATTATAGCTCCCGGATCACTCATATCTTGCTCCTTTTAAGTCTCTGCAATTCCTCTTCGGTCATCATCTTTTCTTTTATTACAATATTTTCAGCTCCGAAGGTAGCCGTCATTCCTTTATTGTCCTTCTTAAATGCATACATTTCTAAGAAAAACTCTAAATGAGATACAGCATTTTGAAATCCATGCGATCTAGCTGCTTGCACGGCCATCGCAGTTGCATTACTTCCCCCGTCAATAATATCGGGGTAGCCAAATTTCCTTAGTAAGTCTAGGAATCCTGCTTCTTTCAGCAGCTTCAATGCTTGCTGATACTTTACTACTTTATCGCTCTGCTCTAAAAAATCACTTATAATTTTAGTTATCATACAAAATCAGCCGGATTAGGCGTACTACCAATATCTCCTTTTAACGAATTTTGTAATTCTTCGGTAGTAGTCCCTTCCAATAATTCCTTTGGTTGTCTTATTTTCTGTGACTCATTTCTAGCTTTAAGCTCTACACTCAATCGCTCATTCTCAGCCTTAGCAATTACTCCCTGCTTCATAACTTCAGCTCTTGTCTTACTAGCTTCCTTAGCCCGTTCAACAGTAGCCTTAACCTTGTAATCCTTCCGTGCTTCATCCCTCTGAACCTTAAAGTCCTCTCTCTGCTGCTGCATCTGTTCAGCGGTCATCGCCTCTTCCTCTGCTGCCCTTCGTCTAATCTCAGCTTGCTGCATCTTCTGTACCCGTACCCGATTCAATTGAGCAAATTTACCCAACTGCTGCACTTGAGGCTTCACCATCTCTACATATTGCTGGTTCAATATATCCTCTTCCAAGAACCCGACATGATCTTGAATATGAGGAATCATCAATGCAAAGTATCTGTCAGCCTCGATAGGGTCCATCTGCTGTGCTTGAACATTCTTAATAACATCCATAGCATCGGACATGTGGCTTCCAATATGCGCCTTCTGCTGATTATCCCTAGTAGCCTGTGGCAACTGCCCACTCCTAACTACTATATTCTCCAATCTAGCAAGAGAGGCTCCTCCTTGTGCTTCATCCGGCTGCTCTGCATCCCCAAGATACCTATCAACGTAATCAGCACCAAGACTACTAGTAACAAGATCAGACCGATAGTTATACTGTCCTTTTGCACTGAAACCCCCGGCTATCCCACCTACTTGCTTCAAGCCCATAATCAGGCCCAAGGAACTCCCGTCTCCTGCTACCCTAGCAGACCTTACTTTCAAGTGCTTAGGCAGCTTTCCCCTCTTAGCACCATTAAGTTTAAATATCTCCTCCGGCACTCCTTCATCCATGCACCGTTCTTTCCACCTATCAAAGAACTCCCTATCAGGATGCCCCACCGGACAATGAAACTGCTTAACCACCATCTGATACTCAAGAGTGTCAAAGGTTCTATAAAAATGATTTACAGTCTGCTTGCCTACCCCAAACTCTCTAATACTCTGCATCTGGATCTCAGGAGCCGATTTGCTTCCTCTGTCCACATCCGGCATAGACGGGTCATCCCCACTAATCTGTGCGTTGCGATTTATCTTTCTCTCAAAGTACTGAGCTACATTTATTACCTGACCAGTATTAGCTCCCAAGTTGTTCTGAGCCAACTTAGCAGTTCCAATGTTAGTCATGGTTCCAGGAATAAACCTGATAGGGTCTAAGTTCTGCCCCAACGTGCTAGGTGACTCAATCACCGGAGTACCGGCCATCTTAGCCATGTCCACTGTGTTACAGTCCAATTGCATCAATGCCTGACAAGCAGGGAATATCTTATGCCCTACTCCTCTATTCCCGTGGATATATCTCTCACCTGCTGAATATGTAAACGCTACTATAGCTTCTTCAAAGCACCCGTATTGCTCACTGGCATAGTACAAAAATTCATCCCCCGTAGTTCCGATAACAGGGTCAAATATCATCGTACTCACCTTTCCGCTGTACTCCTTGTAGTACAACGTACTTAGCATCACCACGTCAGAGAAGAACGCAGCCGTATTAACAGCCCCATTCTGGATCAGCGTTTGCAAATCCAACATGTTCATAAATGCGTTCTGCGAATCCTGCTTGATTATGTTGTTGGCTCGCATCAACAAATACTGCTCCACAGCAGCAATCTTCCAAGGTACCTTCTGCAAATCCTCATCGCTCAACTGACTCAGCATGTGGTACACCCCCCACAAATATTGCATCGTAAAGGGTGTATCAACACACAAGTAGTCCCACTTGCTTACATTGCTGAATGTCTTATTTCCTATATAGAATCTGGAATAATCCACCGACTCCCACTTGTAAGAGTTCTCATCCTTAAACACCACCGGAGATAAACCAAACTTAACCAACTGAGAGGCCATACTGGAGAACTCAATTGCAAAATCCCCCCATTCCTCCATTAAAATTTCAGTCCAGTGGCGAGACATCACTTCAGCCCAAGTGCTTAAATCCTGGTCATTTTGAGTTTCAAATTTGCGAATCTCAAACTTAATCAAATAATTATTGTTGTTTATCAAATTCCAAAAGGTCAGAGCTGTCCTCTCAAACAAGCTCTTTGCATCAAGAAAGTTGGCATTGGTTACATGATCCAGCCCTTGCGCCTTCAATTGTTCTTGGTCAAACGGAGGGTTCCCCGCAATTAATCCCTCAATCTCAGCAGCCAGATATATCCTATCCAGATGCTCCATTCGCACATTGTTGTAATACGTCCTAGCAGCAGATACGTTTAGTATAATATTCTTGGGAGCATCCAGCTTCCCACTGCCGTTTTGAGTAATCAGCCCCCTACCGGATATACCACCAGGAGAATTAATATATCGTGTAGGGAATTGTGTATCCATCTTACTTGATTATCTCCTTCTGCCAGCAATTAACTTCATCATATTTTTCCATCTGCGCTTTAGTCGGAACATCAATCTTACCATTGTAAAACACCTTCATATTCAGAGCACACTCACATACCCCACAGGTACCCAATTTGTCGTACTGCAACGTCTTATGCTTCCTTACAGAGTTAATCGCAATCAAATCCAGCCACGCCTTTACTCCCTCATTCTCCGGCATCCTGTTGTACTTGCATCCCACACATTGCAGCGCCCTCTTCTCTGCAACCTCCTGTGCAACTACACTGTCATACAAAAAGTTCTTTAACACTACGATACCTGCCTTCAACATCGGCAGTATTCCAATCTGCAACTTCTTCCCTTCACATCTGCCTACATTCTCAGGCAAAGAGCACCAATAGTTCTCCAGCACATCTTCCAGAAAATCTATTTCACTTAATCCATTCTGCGATCTATACGCCTTTATCCTAGATATTAATTGTTTTTTATTTGGTTCTTTGTATTTGTATCCGGTGTCAGGATCTCTGAATACATATTGATGCGGGCCTTGAAACGGCTTAAACTTATAAATCATGAATATCCCTCAACTGATCCAAGACCAAGGGTGGTCACTTTACCAAGAGAATAAAAACGGCAAAGTCTCCTTTCTAGTTAAAACTCCATACGAAGATGACATCGGGCTTATCCAAGCCAAACATCCAGCCTTCATCCACCTAGATATTTACGCAAAGCATACAGCACCGGACACCAAGTTTCAACATCTTAAAAAAGCACGTCATTTGTTCTGGCCCGATAGAATATGGCACGACTGGACACGCAGACGCTACGAAGCCCATTGTCATAATTACAATTTCATCACACAAGCAGGAGGAGGTTCAAAAGGCAAATCCGCTGATTGGGCCGAGATAGCTACTCTCTTTTATTTCTCTAATCCATTAGAGAACAACGTAACTGTAGCCTCTACAACATTAGCTTCACTAAAGGGCCGTATATGGGGGTACATTACAGACCTAGTACGCACCATGGCGATACAGCCAAAATATACTTACAAATCCTCCCCTTCTCCCCAAATCCTACCTGTAGTACCGGATGCCAAGAAAGGAAGAGGATCAATTACTGAGGATACTCTACACGGCATGTTTGCCGTTACAGCAAAAGTAGGCGATCCCTATACAGCAATCGCAAACTGGATTGGAAAACACCCTAAGAATAAAATTGTTATTATCTTAGACGAATGTACGGACATGCCTATATCCATTCTGGATGCTGTACCCAACCTAAACTCCCATCCTGAAAAATTCCAAATGGTAGGAATAGGTAACTCCAAATCCACACAAGACCTCCACGGCCTTTTATCCCACCCAGAGAACGGATGGGATAGTGTTTCAGTTGACCTTGATGAATGGAAAACCTCACAGTCCAATGGTATCTGTCAGTACTTTAATCCCTACCGGTGTCCTGCGATTACAGACCCAGACCCAGAAAGAAGAAAGAAGTTATCCAAATTCTTAATAGGGAAGGAAAACCTAGAGCAGAAGGAACGCGATCTAGGAGTAGACTCTGAGAACTTCTACCGCATGGTTCTAGGTTTCTGGAAGTCTAGATCCACAGATGAGACTGTAACATCTGAAAAATTCCTAAATGATTTCTCTCCTAGAAAGAAGGTAGAATGGTCAGGGTATTTTCCCATACAGAGAGTAGCAGGGTTTGACTTTGCTATATCTTCAGACGGGGATTCACCCCTACTCAGAATAGCCAATGTGGGCCATGCAACTGATGGAACTGTAAAGGTCGATTTCTCTGGAGAATCTTCAATATTCAAATTACAGATGCTTGCCCTGGCTGATAAATCCTTTGAACTACAGATAGCTGACCAGATAATAGACTTGCTATTTAGGTACGGCGTAACAATGACCAACTTTGGTCTTGATGTCACCGGTCAGGGGAGGGCCATAGGTGAAGTTATTAGGTTAAGGAACGAACAAAAAGGGTACCCACTTGGTTTAGGTTTTCCGCTAAAGATATACGCCATGAGCGCCCACAATAAGACAAAGAGGAAGGAATCTGCATTGGATATACTTCCGGTATCCACTCATGACCTATGGAATGATATTAGAACTTACATCGAGAGAGATAGTATCCGAGGGCTTGACGAGAAAACTATTTATCAACTTACCAACAGGCTGATTATAAAGAAGAATGATAAATATATCTTAGAGTATAAACGAGACTACAAAAAGAGAATGGCAGCCAGAGGAAACGCTCATTCTCCTGACGAAGCTGACGCTACCTCTATAGTACTGCAAGTAGTCAAGCACAGGCTAGGGATCGCTCCTGGCACAGTATGGAAAGCTCCTGAACAATCTCAGGCCCAAGGGTACTTAGATAAAGTAAACGCTATGGTACGAGAACAGCAAAGGCCGGTGGTTAAGCCAGCTCTCAGGATGCCTAGTTCTAGTTTTAGTAAAGGCGGTTTAGAGAGCTACGCAAAGTATAGGCGCTAGTATTTGACGTTGCCGTATTCGTCTATCTCAAAGGGCTGTTTCTTATTCTCCTTCAAGTCCTTCATTATCTGTCTTCTGTGTTTATGTACAGCGAGTCCTGCTCCTACTAAATTGATAAGAGAGCGAGTTGACTTAGCGAACTTAAATCCCTTGTGTATGTTCTTTAGGTACATCTCTGAATCTGAAAGCTCTGCTTTTAACATAGCTCTCTCAAGGTCTTGAAGGTTGAGGTAGTCGAGCTGTTCGTCAGTTACCGGCTGCTGAATGGGAGCTACCTGGAGGGAAGATACTGATTGTGATTGCAGCTCATTGGAGTTGGTAATCTCCGGTGCTGCTTTATCATAGTCATCCTCAAGTTGCATGGGCAGGTCAAAGTCGTCCGTCATATATTTATTATAGCTGAAAACTATAAATAAAAGAATACCCACACTAAGCGTGGGGGGCGGTAGGGTGGGGGCGTCTGAAACACTGGCTCGACCGTGCCTGAAAGTTAAAAGATTCCTTTCGCGTGTGCTTCCGTGTGCTTCCGTGTGCTTGCGTGTGCCGTTGCGTGTGCTTGCGTGTGCTTGCGTGTGAGTGTGTGCCGTTGCGTGTGCCGACTCTCACTATATACACTATAGAATACCCTCGAATATGCCATATTTTAGTTAATTAGTTTTGACAAACTAGTTAAGTAGAAGAGGTTTCAATAATAATAATAATAATAATAAACTGTAAAATAATTAAACAAAAGTGTCATCAGTATATTGACAGTAGTATAATAGTGGGAGAGTCTGAAGAGGCGATCAAGATCGACGTGATTAAATGCGACTAAATATAAAGGGATAGCACAATGCAAGTAATAAATAATAGCAAAGTAAAATATAGATCAGCATCCAGACTAATCAGTGACTCTGAGTTAGCTACGCTTAAAAAATTAGCTGAAACCGGCTTAATTGAAGAGGCTGAGGTAGTAGCTGAGTACGTACCTAACAGCTATAAGGGAGCATACAAGTTGAGCTGTCAACGTGCATTCTACTCTCACACAGAACAATCAATCGTTATATATGATGGCAAGTTAGAAACTAGGCCATACGGAAACGGCGCACGATACAAAGCGATAGCAATATCGGATGACGCTATAACTCAATTAAAAGCGGATGGTTGGAAACTCTTGTCTAAAGCAGCTAGAACGCTGGTAAGGAGATAACTTTGAGGATACCGAAAGCTCTGAATACCTAGACTTTTTCGGGAGTAACTAAATAGAATTACCGTTTCAGAATCACGACTTTTACACTAAAAATATAAATGGGTAAAATTATGAAGAAACATCACGATACTAAACACAACCTGCTAAAAGTAGTCAAGCGTCTAAACTTTTACCTACTCTATACCTACCCATACCCTCACTTTATAGCTGTATATTACTCAGGTATGTTAGAGTACAACGATGGTAGAATTATATATATATAATGTAGCCTCTTTAACCTCTGCTAAAAAATTAGTTATGCAAGACGTGCTACGCTCCCAAAGTACTAAATAGAATAGAACAATCAACTATAGTAACAAAGGCTAACATTATGACCCAATTATACTACGCGACGTTAGGCGCATGTCTAACCCTAGCAATCTTACTATTGTTTATCTGACTATAAAGGAATAACACTATGAAAAGCATAAAATTAAAAACAGTAAAGGGCTATACAGCACTATCAAGAGAATTATCACGATTGGGGTTATCCGATCATGCCTTAGATCAGGATGTATTGCTAGAAGTACCCAGACTATTAGACGGTTATCCTCATACTCCATATAGTTGCGGTCCAACAATTCCATTTTGGAAGGGTAAAAACGGTTACTTTGCGTGGCCTGAAGTATCTCATGCAAAGTATGAAATACACCAATTAGTTACTAATTAATCCAATTGATAGCACTAAATCAGCTAGTGCTATCAATTGGATTAATTAGTAATCCGACTATAAAAGGGTAAACCAATGAAGAACTATATTGATATTAAAAACTCATCTCAAAAGCTTGAATTGCATGTATATTATAGTTTAGGCGGTATGGGTTACTTTGATTATAAAGTAAAAAAACGTGGATATTACTTAGCTGTTACTCCTGTAACTATATCAGAGGATATGTTGTCATTTACTGCTTTTTCCGGAGTATCGACTCTACTACTTGAGACAAAACGAAAAAGCGATAAAAGTTACAAGGAAGCTTGTACACTCGCAGACTCGAAAAAACAGGAATTGATCGATCACGTATTAGACAAGCTGGACGAAACCAGAAATGGCAAACAAGTATCAAAAGAGATAGGAATCTCTATTCCTCCAAGATACTACGCACTATCAAAAGATGAGATACTAGGTTTACCTGTTCAAGTAGTCACTATCGCTGGATATTGTGAGTATCCCGACTTAGAGACTGCCAAACGTAACCATAATTTAAATAGTCTAAATGGCGCACTGTATGGACAAATAAAAGGAATGGATGCACTAAGATTCGAGGATTCGGCGACTAGTAAAGCACTGTCTGAGTAATCCAAT